AGAAGAAGAAGAAGAAGCGATACAACGCAGCCCGGACTACGGAGTTAGGGAAAACGCGGTATCGCGGATACGATGGGTTCCGAGCGGGAAGATTTTTCTTGCTTCGGCGGAGCTACTCTATATAATAGTCTCCGAAGGAGGACAAGTGATTACTGTATACCAGGGAAGATATTGTACAACTTGCGACCGTTGCGGAATAACGAAACAAGGAGGTCCAAGGCGGACGTTACTGCAGACGATCCGCTGGCTGTGGAAGCTAGGCTGGAAGGCTCCGACCCCTTGGCCGTGCGAGACTTTGGCGGATCTGTTCCGCCTTAACCTACTGTGCCCCGCTTGTAGTGGGGGCAGAAAACTTCCGGAGGAAACATGGCAGTATGCTACGTGATCGCACATCCCCCGCAACCGGAAGCCCATCAGGGCTACGAGGGACCGTTCTTCGCTGCCCACGATCCCGAACAGGGTTGGGGATGGACCTGGTTCCCGCTCGAAGCACACACCTGGGATAGTCGAGACGCAGCGGACGAGGCAGCGGCCCGGTGGTACCCCGAAAAGTATCGCAGTCTCCGCGTCTACGAGATGTTGTTGCTCAAGACTCTGTATGGAACGACGTGTGTATTGCGAGTCTCGAAGAACGAGATGCGGGTGGAAAAATACCATTGATCCGGCCTGACCCTCCCTACCCCTTTCCTTTCGCCCCAGGAAGGGGATGGGGAGGGCCAACCGAAGAAATCTCACTCGAATTGTGCCGAGTGACGGTTGGCGAGGAAGTGTACCAGGGAGTCCTACAATGACGAAGAAGGCGAAGTCGGTGGCAAAGGCGTCGAAGGAAGCTCGGCAGAAGATCTCTTCCAACGTTCGTCCCGTTCTCTACGAGAACGACTACAGCGAGAAGGTGGAGATCACGGCGGAACGAGCCAAGGAGCTTCTGGGCTGGGAAGAAGAACAGCCCCCACACAAGAAGTTCGGATCGGACTATCTTCTCAAGGATCGGAACGACGTGAAGATCCGCTGTATCAATAACCCCAACAACCGGCCTTTCTACCCTTCCAACTGCGAGTCTCTCGTCCAGGAGATCCTCAACAAGCGTTGGCGGTTTAACGGAGAACCGATCATCGTCGGCAAGACTGGTCTTCTTCTCAACGGACAACACCAGTTGGTAGGTCTCGTTCTCGCCGAGCAGGATCGCACCGGCAAACAAGCTACGCACTGGGCTACCTTGTGGGATGGTCCGGTGACGATGTTGAAGACAATCCAGTACGGGGTCGAGGAAGACGACAACACGGTCAATACATTGGACACGGGGAAACCCCGTTCCCTCGCGGACGCTCTATATAGAACAGAGGCTTTCCAGAAGCTCAAGCCCAAGATCCGGCAGAAGGCCGCTCGGGCAACGGACTACGCGGTGCGGCTTTTGTGGCAGCGTACTGGATTGGTGAAGGATCCCTTTACTCGGATTCGCACTCACTCTGAGTCCCTTGCCTTCGTGGAACGACATCCCAAGCTCCTCAAGGCAGTCCAACATATCCTCAAGATTAACCAGGAGGGATCGTTGGAAAGTTTGGGTCTGGGGTTGGGCTACTGCGCCGGTCTACTCTATCTCATGGCTGCCTCTCAGGATGACGGCGATACCTACTTCAATGCAACGCCTCCGAACGAGTCTCTACTGCGGTTGGGGAGATGGGAGAAGGCTTGTGAGTTTTGGGAAGAGCTAGCTGCTTTGGATGGTAAGCTACGCTCGGTTCGCTATGCTCTAGCCGGGCTACGCGATCCGGATAACGGCCGGGGAGGTTCCCTCGCGGAGCAGGTCGGGGTGGTGATCTTGGCTTGGAACCTCTATCAGGATGGAGATCTTCCTCAGGAAGCGGACCTGGTTCTTCACTACCTGTATGACGAGGATGGGGGGAAGCATCTCGACGGACATCCGGAGATGGCTGGAATCGATCGGGGTCCAGGCGGAAAACGAACCAAGGTGAAAGTCTTCTCTGAAGAAAGTTCAGAAGAAGCTGAGGAGCCACAGGAGTCTTCTTCAGAAGCACCGGAGGAAGAGAACTCAGAGGAGGAATCACAGGAGTTCGAGTCAACGAAAAAGGAGCGTCTCGAGATGATCAAGCAGCGGCACAAAACTGGAGAATACAAGCGTTCCGCACAGTAATGTTCTTTCGGTGACTAGAAACGGAGAAGAGGCTTTCTTTCCCCTAACTTACAGGATTCTACCATGAAGAAGTCTTCGTTTAGTGCCGATATGGGTGCCGCTCTGTCTTCCCTGAAGAAGTCTACGGCCCCCAACCACGTCGTGATCGAGGCTTTGGCGGGAACGGGCAAAACGACTACCTTGGTGGAGGGTCTCCGCCAGCTTCGCGGGCTCACGGTTCGGATCCAACCCAGTCCTCAGCAGGCTGCTATCTGGTGTGAGCTGGAGAAGAGCCGAGGAGCCAAGGACGTAGCCTTCGTGGCGTTCAATCGTTCCATCGCCGACGAGCTCGCCGAGCGAGTACCCCCGGGTTGTGAGGCGATGACTATGCACTCGCTCGGTTATCGGGCTGTCCGCAAGGTCTACCCCAATCTCAATACGGATAAGTACCGAGTGTACAACCTGATCGCTAGGATTCTCGGACAGGATCTCCGCGAGCTCCGCCGCGAGCGTCTCCCTCTTCTCCAAGCGACGAAGGAGCTCGTGGGAAAGTGTAAGATGAACTTGACGGGGTTCATCGAGGGGAAGTTGTTGGATCCGGAGGACGAGTTTTGGGACGAGCGTCTGAACGACCTTCTGATCCACTACGACCTCGATCTGGAAGAGGTTAACGTCGGGGAACTGTTGACCCTGACTCCGAAGGTGTTACACGCCTGTAAGGATTTTACAGCTGACGGGCAGGTGGATTTCGACGATCAGATCTGGCTCCCCGTGGTCCTGGGATTACCTTTGGTGAAGGTCTACGATCTTCTCCTGGTGGACGAAGCGCAGGATCTGAACCGTTGTCAACAAGCTCTGGCGAAACGGGCCGGAAGGCGATTGATCCTCTGCGGAGATCCACAACAGGCGATCTACGGTTTCGCCGGAGCCGATTCGGAGTCGATGCCTCGCATGACCGAGGAACTGAGCTTGACTCCACAGGGCTGTGTGACGCTGCCTTTGACGATGACTCGCCGTTGTGGAAAGGCCATCGTACAAGAGGCGCAGGTCTTTGTCCCCACCTTTACCGCTCACGAGAGTAATCCTGCCGGTCAGATCCGTCGGGCTCTCTACCCGATCCAAGGCACTCGTAAGGAGCGTCGAGAGATTCCCCTCGAAGAAAGCTACCAGAAGGAAGTCCAGGAAGGCGATATGCTCTTGTGTAGGGTCAACGCTCCGCTCGTCCGCCAGTGTTTCGCCTTTTTGCGGAGAGGTCGGAGGGCTAATATCTTGGGTCGGGATGTGGGAACGGGGTTGGTGAGCTTGGTGAAACGTTTGAGTGGTTGGGGAGATACCCCCGCACAACAAGAAGAAGCTCGCTCTGTTCCGATCGCTACCTTCCTCCGGGATCTTCATGACTGGGAACACCATGAGATCTCCAAGGAACAAGCGCAACGCAACCCCTCTGAGTCGAAGCTCGTTCTGATTGCGGATAAAGCACTGTGTCTACAGTGTTTCGCAGACCAATCGAAAACCGTCGGCGAGATGCTGGATAAGATCAACGCGGTGTTCACTGACGATCCGACGAAGCCCGGGATTCGACTCAGTTCCATACACAAAGCGAAAGGCCTGGAGGCGAAACGAGTCTTTCTCCTCCGCCCTGTTGCCGAGGGAGCGACGATTCCGCACCCAATGGCAAAGACCGAATGGCAGCGGAAGCAAGAATACAACCTCTTGTACGTGGCCGTGACTCGAGCGATCGAAGAGCTCGTCTACGTGGACTGAGCTTTCGAAGAACCCATTACCGCAAGGAGAAAACCATGAGTTCCAAGACAAAGAAACAAAAACTGCTGAGTCCTTATGAGAAAGTACAGGAGAAGCGGCGTCTCGATCGGGAGCGTTGGGAGAAGATCCGTCAGATTGCTCTCGAGCAGGGATTTGCGCTTATCCAAATTTCCCCCCGTCGTTACTTGGTTGCTAAGCTCGATACCGTTAGTGCTGGTCGCTACTCGGTCGTTCCTCACGGTGGCTTTTGGACCTACTTAGGAGCGACGGTTGTCTGTGGACCTACGACGTGGGAAGAATGCCGGCGTTGGATCGCTGAGAACAGCGAACCCTTACCTGAGGAGCTTCAATAACATGTTAGGTCTGTCCCCCTATCTCGATCGGATCTTCGGAGATTAGAGAGAGAAAAGACCCCACCCTTGGTTGCGAACGCCGGAAAGGAGCAAAAAACCGGCCCAAGGGTGGGGTGTACTCTAGAGTTTTTCCTGCCGAAAGCGTTCCGGTCCGGCCTTTCCTCGCCTTCCTTTCCAGATCTCAACCATCTTCTTTCGCCGTTCTTGAGCTTCTTCGGGCTGTGATCCGTCTCGGCGAATTGTCGCTCGTCCGCACCAGTTTTCTCCGGCCGGGCCCAAGTGTAACACTTCGAAAGGCGGACGGATCTTCTGCGCAGAAGGCCAACGGAATTGGAAAAAGGAATCGGCTCCGCCCGCGTGTTTCCAATCCACTTCGTGCCAAGGAGGTGGTCCCAGGTGGGGATCTGCGGGATGAAAGATCTGTGAGTATCCTGCCCACTCGGCGATATTCGGGTGGATCGGATAATTCTTCCATTGTGATTCTTCAGGTATAGGTTGGAGAACGTCCTCGAACATCCTCCGTAGCGGGGTATAGAGGCAACCGATCTCCTTCGGGTATTCCGGGATCTTCCGCGGCCACAAAACATCCGCATCCATCAGGCACATCCAATCGTCGAGTTGCCGATACTCCATCTTGTCCAAGGCTTCCTCCAGAGCGAGCCACTTATTGAATATCGCTCCGTCGCGGTAGAAGGCATCGGTCACATAGAAATCGCATTGCGAATAATACGCCAGATCTATCGTCCGGTGGTCCTGAGGAGCGGTTACAATCAGGATACGGTTGAAGTGGTGCCGGTTATAGGGAAGAGTTACCTCAAGAAGATCAGCATAGTCTACACAAACGAGTACCGCGTTCATGGGATCGATTTGCCTCGATTTTGGTTTCGGAGGGAGAATCCCCCACACGAGCCCGAATCCGGACCAAATACGGGCGTGCAGAATACCTAACTTGTGTAGGGTACAGAGTTTACGAGTTTTATAGTCCGCTATCGTAACTTATGTCTATTCCAATAGTTACGTCGATTATCGAAAAACGGAACGTTAACGAAGCACCTTTTAGGCTAGAGGTAGATAATTCCTACCCCGCAGCTGCGGCCTTGCCAGTGGTAAAGCCATTGATCATAGGAGTTACGGATACCGTTCCTTTCGACCTCCTTCCATTCTTCCGTTTCGAGGATCTGTTGAGTTCGGTAGCCTCGATTCTTGAGCACTCGGAAGGCTTCTCCGGGAATTGGATCCTGGATGTCGTGTAGGAAGGCGATGGATCCGGGTCGTAGTAGGGGACGGTAGAAATCGAAGTCCCGCTGGAAAGCTGTTTTGTCTCCGTCCAAAAAGAGAACGTCGAGCGCATCCCCCTCGAGAAACTTTACCACCTTGGGGTAGTTACCTATCTCGTAGCTCGATCCGGGAATCCAAAAGAATTGGATCTGCGGAAAGGCTTTCTCGAATTCCTCAGCGTAGGGAGTACCCTTTATCTCGATAGAGATGACCTTGCGAAGCGTCGGCAGCCCCTTGCACCAATGGTATAGACCTCCACCCTTATCGGAACCGATATCGAGAAGCGTGCGCGGCCGGACCTTGCGGGCTGCTTGTAGCATTGTCCGAAGCTCTTGTTTCCTTTGGAGAGGGAAGAAGTATCCGGTTTCGAAGACTTCGGGGTAGAGATCCCACCCTGCGGGCCGGCTACTATCGTCTCGAAAGAACCGTTGAATCTCTTCTAGCATTCCTTCCGGAAATTTCTCTTCACTCATCACTTCTCCAGATAAAAGGACCAGGGGCTCCCGTCCAACTCCACGACCAGGTGAATCGGTCTACCGCCGATCTCGCGGGCAAATTCGAAGAGTACGGGTTGTAGATATCTTCCCCAACCGCCGAGATGTTCTCCGGGACAGACGATATCATGTCCTCCCAGGATGCCTCCGGGACGCAGTTTCCGCCACCACAGGCGGAGATCCTGGAGGAAGTATTCGGGTTGGTGATTTCCGTCGATGTAAACGAAATCAATCGACTGGGGAGCGAAGAGGTTGTGAGCTTCTTGGCTCGTGAGTTTAAGGATTCGAGCCTTATTCTCGAGACGTTGACGAGCGACGGCTTCATCCTCTTGTCGGTTTTTGTGACTAGTTGGATCTTCAGGATCGTATCCCGATAACCATGGATCGACGCAGTGGAGAGTACCTTCCGTCCATTGTTCAAGGAAACGGAGGGCGAAAAGACCTTGATCGGTTCCAATTTCGACGGCGGTTTCTTTCAAGCCCCTTTGGATAAGGAAGGAGCCGAAGTTGTGACGTTCGATAAAGGGAGCCTGGTGTAGAAGGAGGTTATTTCTTTGCATTGCCGAGATAGTCCGTGGTACGTTGGATTTTGCCGAGACCTAATTGAACGAGATCGGTAACAACCTGGACGGGGCGATGGCGACGTTTAGGGCGAAAGATGGAGGCGTGGGTAGCAGAAGTCTGTTCGATACCTTCTTCAGCCATCGCGAGTTCGCCATAACCCTTTAGAGGTACGCCGCACTCGTGGCAGTGTTTGCGAACCTGGGAGGCGAAGGCGGACATCCCCAATTTCCACCAAGGTAATCCGAAGAAGAGAAGAGTGGGATCGATCCCTGTATCGGGGTAGTCGGGGTCGTCTTGATGGAGAATACTTTGCGCTCCCGCGACCTCGCAGAACCAGGCTCGTAGTTGACCGCGAAAGACTCCGATCATTGCTGACCAGTGTTGGTTAATATCACAGCGGCTGATAAGTTCCCAGCGTTGTCCTTCGTCGGCGATAATGTCTCGCATCGCGAGATGAACGGGACTGTGTCGGGAATCTCGCTCTAAACCGACCGGATGGCACTCCGGCCAATCCCTTTTGAATTCGTCGTAGGCTGCGCGATCGAGATGAACGTTGAGGTTACTGACTGCAGGATTGAAAGTCTCCTGCATAATCTTTCCCTTGCCGACAGGGTGATTACACCATAAACCCCGTTGCTCGTAAGGTATATGCCGACGGAGGATCTCACACAACGAGGAAAATTGCGGATGAAGAGCGGGATTACCGCCGAAGATCCCTACGACACCGAAGTAGTCTCGTAGAGATAGTACCGCTGCTTCGAAGTGTTCGGGAGAAATAAATTCGGTTCGTCCCGCGAGGTTGGAACCCTGTGTGCAGCCAAAACAGGCCTTATCGCAGGCTCTCGTGATATGGATCTGGATAACCCCTTCTCGGTATTTACCAGGTCTTCTCGTCCCCGGAGCGACCATCCTTTCGAGGGCCTCTCGTTCCGTCATGATTGGCTCCTTTCGTTATAGCGGCAACGCAACGCTTCGATATCGCGGGCGAGAATCGTTCCGAGATGATGATAGTCGTAGTAGCTAGTTGCCCGAAGAGCGAAATGGCGTTGTCGTTGTGGATCGTAGCTGGCTTCGAGGCGACTCAGGAGATCGGCGATTTGCTCGGTGGGTGTCTCAGGATGTATTCGTACAAGGTTGTCGTCGATTTCCGGGAGGACTTCGTCCCCGGGAAGATCAGTGAGAACGATACAACCTGCGGCGGTAGCTTCGATAATCTTACGAAGGGCATAACCGAATCGGGAGGCAGTACAGATCGCTACACGATGTCGACTTAATTGTTCAAGATATTGTGGAGTGTGACAACCATTTTGATGGTAGCCGGGGTGGTGAAGAACAGTACAGTTCGGTAGCCGGTTTGCATCTCGGAAGAGGCGTTGGCGAAGCGGATAGGCATTCGATACCGCCCCGGAAAGAAAACAACCGGCACGACCTTCGCTACGATAGGTGGGAACGTGTACAGGATCGAGACTGTGGTAGGTCCGAATGCAGTGCTCTTCACGGATATAGGGTGCCAAGTGTTTTACGATACGGGGGTGGTAGTAGATAATCCAGGCGTGACAACCGATTTCTTGAGCAGACTCGGCGTGGTAGTGGGGCCTTTGTTGCGAGTCTTTGAGGATTGTGAGCTTGAAGCGTTCTTTGTCTTGAGCGAGGCAGTCAATACGGTTGAAGCGGGCTCGACGATCGCGGAAGTCCCGTGGTTGCGCGTCCCACTCTCGTTTATCCTGGACGACGATAACTCCGGGGTTGAGGTGGCGGACGATTCGTCCTACGTCGGTCTCGTTGCGAGGTAGGCCGTAGCCCACGAGAAGATAGCCCGCGTGTTCGAGAGCGAGGGCTATTTGCCAACCTTCGTCGGTGGTATGCTTTTGCATCGAGGAAACGGCGAGCATCACCCTATGCCGATTCTCCTCGGGCGGAGGGGTGTAAGGCGGAGCTTCTAATCGACCGGGAGATAGTTGCTCTCGGGGACCAATTCCGGCGATGACTTCTGCGATAGAAATCGGACGCACTAGAGCACCTCCCTTCCGCGATCGACGGTTAGATTGCGCGTGTAGGCTGCTTGGAGAATGTGAGGATCTTGCCCAGCTTCCAGGAGGAGTCGGATCGCCTGTTGAAGATCTTTGGGAAGGCAAGCTCCACCGAAACCATAACGTCCGTCCGGTCCGGGGACTCTCGTGTGGAAAGGACTGACCCGACCGTCGGTAAGAATCCCAGACAGAACTAGATTCCAGTCGAGTCCTTTCTTTTCGCAGAACGCTTGTATTTCGTTGAAAAAAGCTACCTTGGTGGCGAAGAAAGCGTTAAGAAAAAGTTTCACCGCCTCACTCTCATCGGAGGTCATCCAGAGTAAAGCGACTCCTGGAAAGCGTTGTTTGAGTAGGTGGGCCAAACGATAACCAGTTTCGTTTTCTTGAGGAAGGTCGTTACCTGGGAGACCGATAATATTTCGACTCGGAATCTGTGCGTCGATTTCTGCGCAACGAGCGGTTAGAAATTCGGGACAATGGACGACGTTGCGGAGACCGTGGATCTCGTAAAGTTTGCGGGTGAGTCCGACGGGGCAGCTTGATTTAATGACAAAGTGGTTTTGCCGTTCGTTGTCGGGGATGTCCCGGAAGAAACCTTCTAACTCTCCCTCGGGGATACAGATAAAAACGAGATGACTGAGTAAAACTTCCTCGATCTCGTGTGTACGTCGTTCCTCCATCTTATCGTAAATACGGATCTCTTGAACGTGTTCGATCCAAGCTCTCGCTGTAGCTCGGCCGACCACTCCTCCTCCAACGATTCCGAGACGGACTCGGTCTTTCATTCTTGCTCCTTCGACTCTGCTGGATCCTGTCCGAGAATACGTCGCAAGTATTCTCGGGCTCCTTGAACCTTACCTTGGACAACACGACGAGCCCAAAAATCAAGAGCGTTAAGTCGCTCGCGACGTCCCTTACAACCACATTCCTTCCCCAAGAGTTTCTGGACTCGCTCCTCCGTAACGCCTACCGTTTCCAAGGCTTTCTTGACTAAGTCTCCGAGGGGTTGCATGTCTGTCCGGTTTCCTGTAAAAATCGGAGAGCGTCGTAACCTTCTCCGCGAAAATTGGGAGCTTGTGGATGCGGACGATTGCCCATCGAGCTAGTTAAGCCTACGTGTTGGACGAGACTGGGCGAGTGCACATATTCCTTACCGCCTGCTAGGTTGAAAGCGGTGACGATACCGCCGTCAATACTTCTCCAACCTCGATCCGGATCGGCCGCACGGTCCCATAGATGATTCGAACCGAGCAGGGTCAAAACACCCGCTCGATCGAAAACAAGGGCTACCGCTCCTCGACCCCTTTGGTTCGATTCGTACCAACCGACACGACCTTGGGCTAGTTTCTCATTAGCCGGGAAGGTGTAAAGATTGAAATAACCTCCCTTGGGATAGGGAGTACGTTCGAGATACTCGCGAAGATTGCGATAGGTCACGAGATCGTCCTGGAAGATGGCATAACGTTCTGCTGTAGGCTGACGAAGATAGATCTCGGCCAGAGCCAGGGTCCAGTTGGCAGCAGTTCGTATCTTCGGCCAGTGATTCGTTACTTCGAGCTCGTAACGATAGTCTTCTGTGACCGATCGCGAAGAACAATCGTCAACGAAGATCCAAGGCTTATCGAAGCCGGCTCTTGCCAGACTCGTAAGAGTTCTGGGAAAAAGGTCGTCCTTGCGAGAAGGTACAGTAGTAATACCGTAAGACCATTGCATTAGTGGTTAAATTCCTCAATCGACCACACGGTGTGACCTTCGGCGGCCAAGGTGTTGCCTACGAGAAGGTTCAGAGGTCCGCCACTATTCTGATAAACGTAAACAGTGAGGAGATTCGTAGCAGCTAAAGGAGATATAAAAGAGCAATTATGTGCGGTGTAGGTGCCGTTTACCGCATTAACCGTATTGTCGGCTAGTACGAATCCTGTATCTTCGTAAACCTGTATCTGTCGATAGCCAGTTGCGTTACTCTCCCAAAGGGCTTGCATAGTGAAGAAATAATAACCGAAAAACGGAATGTGGATCGTACTGCTTAGAGCGGAGGGTATGTAGTTATCTGTATCATAGTTTTGCGCACTCAAGGGCCATTGGATTGGGGTGAGGGTATTATTAGGGATAGATACGTCAAGAGCGAGACCGTAGGAGGCTCTGGAGTAACGGAGAGTAGAACTTCCTCCAACAGCCGTAGGCACCGCCCACCAGGTTCCATACTTATCTCGAGTGACAAGAATCCAGCTGTGGCCGGGAATCGCCGAACCGAGATTGTGAACCGTTTTGCTAAACTTTTGCGGGAGGAGATCGCAGGTGGTCGTTGGGTTAAGGAAACGATAGATCTCGCAAACAGCTGAACCGGGGCAGTTCCCGGAACCTGTACCTGTTCCTTCGAAGTTGATCGCCGGAATCCCCCCGGAAGGAGTAAGAGCCGCGTAGACTTCGGGAGCGGTGTTATCTGTCGTAGGAATCGCCGGACGACGCTGCGTGTTGAGAATGCGCCTATGTTCCGCACGCACGGTCTCCAGAAGAGCCTTTTTCTGCCCGGGAGTAAAGCCGTGGTTTTGCATTAGCTAGGCACCGCCAAGAGGGAGATCTTCGTCGGCCCGCCGAGAGAACGTAGTTGTAACGGTCCCGCCGGACGAAAGCGAACGGAACGGCCCGGATCGATGAGAGCGAAAGGTACAATCCCACAACAGAGAAGGACGGTGTGATCCTTGCCCTCGTTGCGTATACAAAGCATCGAAGGATGCGGGACCCAACCGAGATCGAGATCCAATAGCTCCGTTCCTAAGGCAATCCGGTTACGAGCGTAAGGCTCTTCTCCGCTGTGTAACCAGTACCCGAAACGACTCTCCCAGGATACCGGTTCACCTTCCGGAGACTGGTGGTAGGTTTGTTCAATTACGCCAGCACGACACTTAGGGGAAGCAGACATTAGTAGTCGAAAGCCTCCACGAGAACGTTAGCAGTAGCGTGCGCCGCCTTGATGCGCATCGTACCCATCGCGGGGTCGATACGGAAGACCGATTCTTCTCCAGGAAAGAGCCAAGCGAAGTTGATCAAGACCCCGCCGGATTTCGGACCGTATTGTATGTAGTTGTTATTAATCGAACCGGTGCCGACCGTACTTTCGTTTTCCAAATTCATAATACGGCACCAACCACCTTGCTGGTGGAGTTGTGATAGATTGACGTCCACTCCCGAGGTCGTTACCTGAAGAGCTCCGGGAGTAGGACCGAGGCTCCCTTGCATATCCGCCGTAACCGTTTGTGGTTGCGACTGATACTGGAGTTGCCCCTTTTTGATTTGTAATCCCGTGGTAATTCGGACTTCGTTGGCCATCGGCGAAACTCCTTAGAAGGTGAGCGGGATTCCCAGGAGAGTAAAGTCGCTTTCCGGGTACTTTTGGATAATGTTGTATCCCGCTGTCGTTGAACTGAGGTTGACGAAGAAGCCTCCTGAACCCGTAGCGTTCCCGGAAGAAGGCGTGTGAGAAGGATCGTCCGGGTGATAAGAAAGCTCGAAGGTTGTAGAGGTTAGGACATTGATGACCCAAATACCGTTGGCTTCGGTATTCAGTTGTACCTGGGAGATAGAGACGATATTTCCTGTAGCGAGACCGTGTGGATTCACGGTCGTGATGACGATAGGTTCTGTATTCGATGCGCTCGAGATCGCTCCGTATACAGCGGAGGTAATCGGCTTTCCCTGACCGTCGAGGACAGCGTGCATCGGGTTGCCTTGTAGGTCGTAGAGACGGATAAAGTGTGAAGGGTTAAAGCGACTAGGAGGCTGTCCACCGATATCGTCTAGAACCCAGTTCCCGGTGCTGGGATCCCAGTGACCGTTGAGAGCCTTCGAACCTTCGTCCAGGAGAATCCGATCGAATCCCAAGACGTCGGTAATCGACTTTGGCGCACGAATATCGAACTCGAAGGTTCGCTCATAGTAGAGATAGCAAGAACCGTAGAACTTTCGTTCCCAAGAGACGTTGGATAACTTGATCGTTCGCCGGGGGAGGCCCCACAAAGGAAAAGCGTTCACCGTGTCTACCATCGGTAAAAAGAGATCGATCTCGAGGGCAGCCCGGTTTTGCGAGATTTTGACCGTAGGACGGTTAGCGTCGAACTCTACCTGAGGTCCGCGAATCTGTTCAAAGGCCGAATTGAGGATCTGCCGACCGAAACGATCGAAGGTAGCCTCTTCTTGATATTTACTGAAGGTTCCGGAAATACGATCGGGTACCAACAGAGGATCATCCCACTGCTGATCCTTACAACGTTTATCGTCTCCCTTCGTGGAGAAGGTCTGCTCAACGATCCAGAGATTAACCCGCTCTCCCTCGGTATACTGCGGATGCGGAGTAACGACGGCATCGAGCTTACAAGTTGCCCAGAGATCCACATCACCGTCTACAACCCAATACTGTCCTGGTTGAGGAAGTCCAGGACACTGGAGGACGGTTGCCGGCCCGTCGAGCGAGGAAGAAGTCTCGATCTGCCAACGAATTTTGTATTCACGGTGCCCGTCTCGATCTCGAGTCATCGTCCATGTGCGAGGTCCGCCGCGTAGTCTAGCCGTCATTAGAAGTCTCCTCCCTCGCCGGAATATTCCGTATCCCGTGGACTCGGATTGGTATTTTCTACCATCTTGTCCACTTTCTTGGAGATCTCTTTGAGGATGGGAGTGTTAGCGTCCGGTTTCGGTCCGGCGGTGCTACCGAGACCTTGATTCGCCTGGATACGCGAGATAGCCTCCGCGGAACCGAAGAGAGCGGCTTCGAGTCTCGACTCGGAGCGACCTCCCTTGGCTCCTTTTTCTAGAGAATCTCCAATACCTTTTCCTACAGCGAGCGCAGCGTCCTCGGCCTTTTTTCGATCGCCGAGAAGCTCCTTGACTCGTTGTTCAACGTAAACGGCCATGCTGGCGTCAGTTTTCTTCGCTAGTTCGATATATTTTTGAGAAAGCTCAAGCTCCAGTTTGCCGATTTCCCGCTCCGGCATTTTGAGGGACTTGGAGAAGTCTCCGGACTTGATAGCGTCCCCGAGCCAATCGAAAAGAGCTTTGGCCTTGTGGACGTAGTGCTCGAGGTCATTGTACCAAGTAACCACCTGAAGTTTAAGTCCGGTCCAGATAAAGCTGGAGATGTCTCCGAAGTGACTGAAAACAGCCTCTACCCAAACGAACGCTCGAACGATTGATTCCGCCCAGCCTTTCCAATCGACAGACTTAACCAGATCCTTAAACCAATCCGAAAGCCGACGAAGGAGGGGTAAAAACGGCGTAATTGCTGAGTTGATAAGCAGACCGATATTTTTCTTGAGATCGTCGAAAGTACGACCGAGTCGTTGCATCTCGGCATCGTTTGTCGCTCCCGCGTCACGAGCCTGTTCCCAAGAAGCTGCTAGAAATTTTTCGATTTCCGCTGTTCTCGTGGCTTCGTCTGCACTACGAGCGAGACCCAACTGATGAGCAACGAGATGGGTATTCCCCTTCGCCAGGGCGATCGTTGAGTGAAGATAAGCCTCTGCTTCTCCCCCTTTCGCTGCGGCGATCGCTACGGCGTTTTTGACCGCAGCCTTTGCCATATCATCGGTCAAACCAGCCGTCTGCGCCTGCTTGAGCATCTCGAGAGTTTGACCTTTAGAGGTCGTGGTGATATCAGCGAGAGCCGCAGCGAACTTTTGGTAATCGGCGATGACCGATTGGGCGTCCCGACCGCTCATACGGATCGCTGTCGCCAATTGTGTCATGCGGAGTTCGGCCTGCTCACTCTTTTCTCGAGCTCCTTCCAACCACTTAAGACTACCGATCGTGGCTCCCAGGAGAGCGAGAGCCTGACCAATCCCCGGGATCGCGGAGACCGCTTTGCCGATCGCTTCCATCTGGGTCTTGATTCCCTGGGTGGCCTCCGCCGTCTTCTGCATCGCCTCCTGCAGCATCCCCATATACTGCGCCGCGTCTCCGGTCAGGCGGACTAACAGATTCTCGAGTTCGGTTTCGTTGGCCATGGTACCCTACCGCTGCGAACCATTCGGTTTTCGCTTGTTCCGTTACCCGTTCCACGTCCTGGGAAGAATTCTCTGTATCTGCGCTATCGAAGCGAATCACGAAGTCACTGAGTCGGACCCTATTACCGTGGATCTTGGCAAGCGTTTGGGCGATCTGCATAGCATAGTAGTCCGCCCGTACTGGAATGTTCTGTTGTTGGGCTAACCAGGCGATCCAGACCAAAAACTGTCGGTGCGTAAGAGGTTTCTCGACCCCGAAAAGCTCGTTGAGACCCACTCCCAGATCTAGGCTGAGGCGGAAGTGCCCGGCGTGGGTCTTGAGGAGTTTTTTAGGTCATCCCCCCTTACTTCCAACCAGGCTTGAGCCCGATTGTAGAGAGTTTGGACGACTCGCTTGGGCCAACTCTTTACCGTTGCCAAAGGAACCGGACGATTCTCTTCGTCGAAAAGACACAAAGAGACGAGAAGAGGCACGGTTTCCGGGACTCCTTCCAGGACACGCGGCTTTCCCTGTTCGTCGAACTTGGCTCCACGAAGCATCGCGGAGCGGTAGATTACATGGGCCCCTTCCGTCAGTTCCCGGAGCGTATAGGCTTTACCACCTAGACGCACCGGGATTTCCTGAGGAAGGAGGTTGTCAATCACAATGGATTCTTCGGACATTGGTTTGCTCCTTTAGGTCGTTGTCTAGGTTCCGGCCGCTGCTGTGAAGACCGGAGCTTCTTCTGTAAAGGTGTTCGGATCCCAATTGGTCGGGGTCACCGTGATATTAATCATCGGCATCTCGCCTTCCTTGTGTTCCTGGACTTCGGCCTTTTGGAGAAAACCCCAGAAACACAAGGTAGAGTGATCCGGATAACGAATCGTAATCACAGTGGTATCGTTCAAAAGTTCCAAGATACCAGGGTAGACGTCAGGATCGTAGGCGCAAGAAGCCGAAACGTCGGTGAGAGTCTTCAGAGCTCGATGCTCGTAAGTTCTCCACACGTCGTTATGCATCGTGGTGGTATCGATCTTATCTCCGCCGTCAAATCCCGGCGGTTTGACCGTCTTTTCCCACAATTGAATGGCGGGATTGAGTCGGAAGGTAATCAGAGTGCGATAGCCATCCGGCATTTTGAAGCCAGAAGGCTTAACGCGAGTACTGGGTGTTGGAGCAGACATCGTACCTCCTCGGTTCCGTTTAGCTGAGGCGATAGGTAGCTAGGGTCATGTTAATGGTAAACAGACTACGTTTGGTATTCGGCGTATCTTTTCCCAGGACTAGTATGGTGCTCCGGGCGATGTTGTAGAGTTCGTAGGTTGCTCCGCTAAGCGTGAGAAGCATGCCGTAAAGGTCTTCATCGAGACTACGGCGGATTGCGTAAGTTTTTACATATCCCGTCGCATGATCGGCCCCACGAACGCGAACCTGGATACCCCGATGTTCGAAACTTTCTCCATCTACCATCGCTCTTCCGTCGCCCTGCGCGGCGGTATCGTAGACCGTGATACAATTGTCGGGCATGGACGGTTCGTTAGTAGCGTAGACCGGCCATTGCCCTCCCAACAGCGGATCGCTCCCCAAGCCGAGCGCAATAAGAGCGTGTCGGATCAGGTCTGCCGGGCTGTGAAGGAGAGGGAGGGACATTAGGACGACTCCTTCCGCGTAAACGCACTGGCCTTTAGAGCCCCTGTATCCACGGGGCAAAGTTTTTGCGATTCCCTCTGAAGACGGAGACCAGCAAGGAGAAGAGACTGTTCCAAGGTCTGTCCTCGGCTGGCTGCTTCGCTGATAATCCGGCGAAGAACGGGTTGTAGCTCCCGGGCCGGTTGTTCGAGGAATTTCGCTTGACCAACGGGATGGTGGGCTTGCAGGTTTTCATGGACGTAGATCGCGTAGGCCTGCGTGTAACCCACGACGACGGCAGCACCGTGATCCTGCTTGGCTTTATTAAGCCGAGCTTTCATCTTAGTTAACAGTTGCTCGATTCTTTCGACGCTTGCCATGGTTACACTTGTATGGTAATTCCGCCGTTGCTCATGTCGACGTAGCTATTTCCTTCGTCGTAGAAATAGGCCGGAGTCGCTCCATCCAAAAATCGAATCGCACCCATTCCCCAAGACCCCGAGTAGGCGTAGACATTATCGCGGTGAGTTCCTCGTGGTTGTCCGAATCGCAACGCAACGAGAGGGGCGTTACTATTGATCGACTCGAAGTGATTTCCCACGATATGAACGGGGCCTTCGTGATTGAAGTCTAGACAGTAGTCTCCTGGAAGGAGGTTAAAAGCAAATCGGCAATCGGTGATCTTGATCGGAGCAAGAGGACCGTGACCGCCTTGAAAGTGGGTGCTCCAAGCCCTTCGCAGATTCTCGCCGTTACAGGCTTCCATTGTACAGACACCGGGGAAGAAATCGTCTTGACGGATCGCGGTGTCTTGGCCGTTAAAAGTACACTGATGACAATGGGTGTAACAACCATATTTACACCAGATACCGTAAGTGCCGCCATTAAAGCCTACGTGATTGAATCGTAGGAAGTGCGCTTGCGAGGATCCGGCAACAACCACTCCACTACTACATTGGTCGATTGTACAGTCTTCCCAGATATGCGAGTCGTTGTTGACATCACCGCCGACTCCGCCGGCGATTGTAAACCCTTGGGAGAACCTCTCGACTCGTAGACGGCGAAAGAGATTGCCCGTAGAAACGACTCCGTAGGGCGTGGAAGCAGCGTTGCTCATTAGCACCGCCGTCCAACCCGGATTCTGAGCGTCGTCGTGGAGGAGCAGGTTGCCGATATGGCACTCTTGACAAGACTCCATCCAAAAGAGAGCGGCCGGATCGATTGAGGCTAGCTCCTGTCCGCCGTGGTAGTGAAGTTGTGTAGCTGCTGGAGAATCTCCGAAAATATAGAGGCCGAGGATACTGGGAATCTTGATCGGACGGTCGATGTAGTAGTGTCCTGGGGGAATGTAAACTGCTCCGGCCGCGTAGGTGTTATCTTGTGAACACTGTTGGTTGATCGCTAGCTGAATCGAGCAGCGATCAATCGACTCGTCAAGAGAAACTGCGAACGGGTAGATAGTCTGCGCTTGCGCCAGACTATTGAAGCGTTCACTGAGCTTATAGAGCCTACCCGTCGCTGGAGCCTTAACCGTTTTCATGAGAATCCTCAACCGTATTGATAGACACGAACTTCACCGCGAGCACCGCTGCCGCCCTGCCCTCCGACGTTCGTCCCGCCGCCCCCTCCACCGCCACCCCCTCCTGGAGCTCCGCCGTCTCCGCCACGTCCACCCGTCGTGGAGTTACTCCCTCCTCCACCCCCGCCACCTTGTCCTGACTTGATGTAATTTCCTGCGGTTCCCGCTGTTCCCGGATTACTTCCTGCTGTTCCTCCGCCTCCACCGCCGCCGCTATTACCGCTCGCTCCACCTCCAGCACCGCCTGCTCCACCGGCCTGTTGCGTGCCGGGATTGGCGTTCGTTACTCCGCCTCCTGCGCCGCCTCCAGAACCTCCCCAATAGGAATTACCGCCGGCCCCTCCGGTGGCGGCCCCTGTACTAGAAGCGTTACCGCCTCCTGCTCCACCATACTCCGCCGCGAGGCCGGCTTGCGCCGTCGCGGAAGGGGCTGAGGCTCCGGCTCCACCGAATCCAGCGAGGTTATTCGTAGATTGAGGTCCGCCTCCAAGATTATTACTGTTACCGCCCTGACCGGCGGACATGATTCCCCCGCCCGCTCCTCCAGTACTCGTATTGACGTTGCCGCCGTTGCCTCCACCTCCTCCATAAGCATAGATGTACGTGCCGAATTGGGAAGTTCCTCCGGAAGAACCCGAAGTGCCCGCCGCTCCAGTACCGCCTCCACCACCGCTATTCGGACACGTACCCACAGTTATGGAAACCGTATCCGTGATGTCCTTGGCGTTGAGAAAATCTCCGTTTCTTGCTCCGCCCCCTCCTCCTCCGCCCCCCTGGCGGACGTTAGACACTGCGGCCCCCTGCCCTCCGCCACCCTGCCCGCCGGCCCCGATAACGTCCGGATAGACGAGCTTAGCAAATGGGTGTTTGTACCAGGTTCCAGAAGCAGTAAAGATCTGTATATCGATCAACCGCATGCCTGGAGGAGCCTTCGGGGCTAGCGTACCGAAGCTCATAGATCGGCTCCTGTAGCCAAGATGTTGATTTGCTTACCGCTTGTAACGGTCACCGGAGCGTAGGCGTAGAGCGTGTAGCCGCTCGGCAGATCTAGGTACTTGTTCCCGAAGGCGTCCACCGGCAGGTTTGAGAAGTTGCTGTTGTTGAAGACGGACACCGTCGGCGTGGAGTCGATCGTACCCGCCGTGATCGGTATCTGTATCGTCCACAGGTCGTAATTCGTAGCACTGACCGTCACGCCGATCGTGATATCGCGGGCGGACGTATCCGTGGAAGATACCTGAAGCCCGTAGAGTCGTGAGCCATTAGCTCCGGGCGTGAAGATCGTCTTCTTCGTCTGCCCGTCGGCGTTAACGATCGACTGGATAGCATCGTTGATCGCTTGGTGAAACACCGGAGTCGGAGTAACGGCCATTATAAAGCTCCTCCTACAACAGTAAGTAGACTCGGATTAATCGCGATAATATCGGTAGCACTCGTTCCGCTATTGTCCCGAGCGATCGTACCGCCCCCTCGGAAGTTAAGGACAGTGCGAGCGGTCTGCGCTGTACCGTTTCCCTGTATCGTTTTGTAGGCGTTGACGGTTAATGCGCCTGTCGAAGCTAAGGAACCGTCTCCGGAAACGCTTACTGGTGCGTAAGCAGTACCTCCAGCATTTCCGACAAGAATCTGCCCCGCTCCTGGAGCGGTATTGGGGACAATGGCCGCCTTTGTCTGGGTGTCGTTGGTAACATTTCCCAGAGACACATCGCTAGCCGCGAGGTTCAGTGTACTGCCGAAAGTCAGAGCATGTCCAGACAGGGTGAGGAAGGTGTAGCTACCATCTAGACTGATCGTACCGCTCGTAGTGATCGGTCCTCCAGTGAGTCCTGTCCCGGTAGCGACGCTCGTCACGGTACCGGTCGTAGTCGAGAGCGTCTTCCAGGTGGAACCGTTGTAATACGTCGGCGCAGCCAGGGTGCTGTTGTAGATGAGCAGGCCCGTCCTGGGGGACGTGATGTTGTTCTGCTGCGTCGTCGTCAGGGAGTTGAGCCCCAGCCCGACGGTCGTCTGCTGTAGGTCGATGGCGCAGGAGGCGTCCGGCACCAGGGAGCCGCCGATGCCGAAGTTGCCAGATTGCGTGAAGGCGGCTAGGACGTTGTCGGAGTCGTTCGTCCAGAACAGAGTGCCATTGTTAATCATGCCATGGCGGCCTTTGTGGCCGGTCGTCTCCCAGACGATGCACGGCTGGTCGGTAGCAGCCACGCCGAGGCGGACGCTGTTGTAGCCGAGAAGGGAGCCGGACACCGCCCTCGCCACTGTCAACGCCTGCGTGGTCGTCCCCTTGGCAACGCCCACGCCGACGTCGGTCATGAGCCACTGGTCGTTGGCGACGGCCCGCCAGGTGCTGCCGTCGGAGAAGATCTCCAGGTAGTTCTGGTCCCCCAGGATAGTGAGGCCCGTCTGCCCGTCGATCGTGCCGCCACCCTGGACGGAGAGGTTCGCTTGGCTGCCCCCGGACACCTTGAGGACGACGCGTGTGCCAGCTGGCAGGCCGAAAGCCGGGTATAGGCTCACGTTGGCCGCACCGGCACTCGTGTCGATGAGCACGTAGCGGTCGGATACGGCGAGGCTGGCGGTGCCGCTGACGGTGCGTCCGGAGGCAACCACCACCTCGCCCGACTGCTGCGGGAGGGAGATGGTGTAAGTCAGGACGGAGGCAACGTACTTGTTGAAGCGCAGCTGGGAGCCGTTGTCGTCGTAGACCTCCCAGTAGGTGGTCGCACCGGCAACGTTGAACAGGCGGAGGCGCACCTGGTGGCTGCTGCCGGCGATGATCGTCTCCGAGCCGCCGACGTATACCATGGGGTTGTTGATGTCAGCTAGGTCGCAGCGGAGCTTGCCGAGAGCGTCGTTCCCCGGAGCTGAGACGATGCCGCCGGCCAGCTGCAACTCGATGTTGGCGTTGGCTGCGTCCGGGTAAATGCCGGCGTTGAAGACGGTGTTACTACCGATAGTCCCGGGTATGTTTCCCCAAGTGATACAGGCATGTGAATTATTCGGATCTAGCTGAATCCCAGCCTCAGTACTCCCGAAGATGTGAACACCGATAGTCCCGGTGAAGTGTTGCTGCGCCGTCCACGTGTTCTGGTGCCCCACGTTAATGGAGGCGACCACCGCTCCGGTCGTTGGACTAATCGTCAAGGAGCCATCGGAGTTGCTAACGGAGGTAACGCCTCCGGCTGGAGAAACCCAAGTACCGTCGGCTCGTAGAAAGTTAGTCGTACCTCCCCCAGAAGCAGGGACAGCCCCTTGATTGGTAGAATCGAAAAGAGGTAGGTCTGTGCCGAGGAGAGTCCGAAACGTTGGCTGAGCCGCTGGTCCCGAACCAGGACCGGCGAAGATAGTCCCGGCTACCTGGACGTCGAGTCCAAGAGTTAAAGTTCCGGAGGAAGTAACCGGAGAGCCGGATACGGTAAAGAGACCGATCGGAGCAGCTAAAGCTACCGACGTGACCGTGCCCGATCCAGAAATCGGAGCCCAAGTGCCGTCTCCATGAAGAACGTCCCCCGCGTTACCTGAGAGAGGCAAATCGGTCACGATCAAAGGATCGAACTCGACTAGCTGGACGACCCCGCGATTAAGAACGATTCGGTGTAGGAATTCGCGTTGGCTCATGGGTGTATTCCTGAACTAAAGTCTCCGGTGAGTCCGCCCGGAGGTGTGACGAGCGGCACCGATTTCGCGTTGGGAATCCGCATGAGCCCCAACTTGTGGAAACTGTGTCGAGCCTTGATATCCGGGGTCTCGTTACGCCACTTCACTTCGTGGAGTTCTTCGTCGAAAGCAGCAGAACCGAGATCGTAGGCTGGGGCCGCAGGAGCCGTTCCGGTTCCGTAGCGAGTTAAGGCCCCGTGACCGCTATACCACTGTTCGAGATCTCCTTTCCACATCCAAGAGTTCATCGGTACGTGTTGAGCAACCACCACCTCCGCGTCCAAGGCGATCGTATTCCCTTCCGGATCGAGAACCTCGCGATGCTTCATCAACCAACGACAAGGAATCTCGATAGGAAAGTCTACAACGGGTTGGCCGTATTCGTCGTAGCCCAAAAACGGCCAGACAACCGCTCGCTGTCGCAGAAATGCTAGCTCTTGTGCTGGCATAGAACCCCTTCCCGGTTAACTCCTGGGAAGAATCAAGCTCGCCGCGAGCGTGGCTTACCGCCTTGGGCTTGAGGAACTGAGGGACGCTTTCCCTCGGTGAGCGATTGTAGGGTTTTCTCGAGAGCCTCAGTCCGTTGCGCCACAGAAGTCTGGTAAGGCATCCAACGGCAATGGGCTTCAGCGGCTGGTACTGGATCTTCGTCTTGAAGAAGACGGATCGAACCGTAACCTTCTACAGCCCCACTCGGGGAGAAAACTGTTACATTAATCAAGCGTTCGTTCCAAACCTTCGTGACAATAGCAGCCTGTTCCTCGGCATCCCCCCGCACGTAGAACCATACAATTCTACCCACTGTCGGTCGGATCATTGTTTCTCCTTACCATACATCCGGACAAGGACACCAGGTACATCCTCCGCTTCCCCTTGTCCCCATCCAGAATCCGCGAGCGAATTGTCGCTTACTAATCGCCGAGAGGCATCCGCTAAAATCGAGATTGATAGCCACCTGGCCGTATTTACTTCCTTCGACGGACATTGTCGTTTGTCCCTGAAAGGTCGCTGAGGCTTCTGAGGTTGATTTCACCTGGTAAAGTTGATCCATTACGTGGTAGTAATGGCAAGCTAACCAGCGTTCAATCAGTTCCGCCTTAGCGTCGGTCAAAATGATCGTCGGAGGGAGTCGGCTTCTAGAACAAACGACCACGTCATCAACCACCGCACTAGCGGTATCAATAAAGGGCTGTAGGTCCGTGAAATCGTCGTAGTTATCTCCCAGAATCGCCTGGACTGCAGCTACTGTTGTTCTCGCCATCGCCGACTCCTCTGCCGACCCTCAGGGAAGCACGCCTACCTCACACGGAGGTTCTGCGTCAGCGTCAGCCTCCTCCGATACAGCCTCGAGAGCCTCCTGGGAAAAAGAAGGGCTGTTGTACCCGAGGAGCGAAGGCCGGAGTAGCATAGGTGAAAGCTCCTTCGGCCGGAACGGTCGGAATTCTCTTGGCCGGAGTCTTTTGTAGAAATTGTTTGATTCGGGTCTCGTTGGCCGGCCCGTAGATCTCTGCCCGGACTTCGAGTTCTCCTCCGCTAGGAACCGCAACGACAACTCCTACCGGAAGGAGTCCGGGTAATCCCTTCGAGCTACAGAGCACTGCTCCGCGTACCGAAGTGCTGGGTACATTGATAAAGACGACCAAGGGTCGATCAGAACGCAGTGCAGCATTGTAGGCTTCTGTGTAGTCCCCGTAACAGCTACAAGGATCGCAAGTACAATCCACGCCGCAAGAACAGGTGGGAGTGGTAAGTTTGAGGCGTTCCGGTTCCGCCGCGTTGACTAGTAAAGGCAAAGCAAAAGTGAAGAGGAAGAGGAGGGTCTTATACATGGAAGTTCCTTTCTTGTAACGAAATTCGAGGTCGAAACATTGAGTACAGTCTAGAGAATTAGGCTCCCGGCTGCGGTAGGGGAAACAGAGCACTGAGGCTATCTTGGATCATCTGGGTGAGGACCTTTAGACCGTTTTCCGGCACGTCGTACCACACGAATTGCGAACTGGCGAAGACCTTACCACTGGCGTGCTTCTGATTATTCTTTCCCGTCTCGAGTACGGTCAGGTTCAAGGTAACCACCGGGGTCCGGCCTCTAGGATTACCAGAATCTGAAGGTGGAGGGTTTTGCGTGATCGTGCTGACGAAGAGAGCTAGACCCATCTCCATCTTCTGGAGAGTTGGATAATCTACTCCTCCCCAGCTACGGATCAAAGGAATTCCCGGGCCGTGTAGGGTGACCGTGACGGTGAAGGTCTTATTCGGTTGCATAGGGACTCCTTAGAGTTTGCGCCAATCGATCGTCGTGGGCGGAAAACCAACTGCGTGTGAGTAGGCGTAGGTATCGCCTTGCCGTAGATCTGGTTCGATCTCTTGGAGATCCGAAAGGTAACAGCCTGCGGGTAATTCGATCTCTTCCCCAGACTCTAACTTAACAAGGTTGTTCGTTGAACCGAGGTAGTCTCCCCAAGAATTTTGGTAAACGACCGCTCGTCGTCCACCCTTAACGGTACAGCGACCCCGGAGGCACTGTGAATGAGGCCACTCGTTTCCTGTACGAGGACAAAAGCCGTTGGCTTGTCGTTGCATCGTCCGCGAGATAGAACCGCAGATATTAATCGGCTTCCACTGCCCCAAGGCAGCCCAAGCCTGTTCTGCGGTAGTGATCGGAGCAACGTCCTGAACGGGGTGCCGCTTGGCTTCGCCTTCGACGGGTTTTGCCCCTTCTGCTCCCCACTTCTTGCATCGCTGTACGTTATAGCCGTCGGAGAGATCGGCGTTGGGATACTTGACGTAGAAGCATACGCCATACTTGTGGAGCCAGTCCGCACACCAAGAGCCGGTAGACCCGTCTTGATAGTCTCCCCATTGGCCCCCTATCTCGCAACGAGAACCCCCATAAATCGGCTCCCGAGCTACTTCGGCTGGTGGGGTGCCGTCTCCATTGACGGCGCACTGAATCGTTAAGGTATCTTCTGCCGCTTTACCGCCTCCATGTGAGACGCAGGAACCGATCTGCCCTTGATCCCAGACGGGGAGTAAGCGACCCCAGACCTTTTCTTCGAGCTTCCAGAAGAAAACATCTTGGTTATTATCGGCTATCTGTAACTGGGTAAGACTCCCGTAGAGACGAGTCAGTTGGAGCTTGGACCAGTATTGGTGGATCGACAAGGGCCGATAAAGCCAACCGAAAAACGGCATCAACGGACTCCTTGGAGAGATTTACTGAGAGTAGCAAAAACCTGTTGGGCCTTCTTACGGTCGAGAAGGTCGGAAGGCTTGCCGCGCAACTCTTGGTTGAGGTAGTCTCCGCAAGCGGTTCGGAGGGTTAAGAGATCTCCGTCGGCTAGAACCTTTTTACGTTCTTGTTGTAAAGCGTCGAAAAGATCGCCGAGAGTCTGTACAGAGTTGTCTCGTATATGGGGTGGAGCGAGATCTTTGTAGAGACGCTTCAGAGCGGCAAGGTGTTGAGCCTTCTGCGGATCCTTGTCATTGAGATAAGCCTGCCGCAGAGCCTTCGTGAGGTTATCTGCGGCAGGATCGGGCGGGGCAGGGGGTGGAGGATCCGGCGAGTCTCCCACGACTACGAGACAAGTGGCCGCGTCCGACGGAACGTCTCCTTCCGCCGTCCAGGCAATAATACGATAGCTTCCCTCCTGAGGAGCTACAACCACGAGGGTCTTTGTATCCCGCAAAAGTTCAACGGGAAAGACGTTGAGACCTTCGTCCAAAGCGTACCACTTCACGACCTTATTAAGGGTCTGCGCCTTAATCTCGATGAAGGCTCCGGGTTTCCCCGTAACCTTTTTCGGGAGTTGTAAAGCAGGATCTCCTGCCAAGGCTAAAGCGGTTAACAGACAAAAGGTGCAGAACGCCAACGAACCTTTGTATCGCATGGAACTCTCGGAGTTAGATCTTGTTGACCTTTGGCAAAATTTTCGGAATCAGTTCGATCGCTAAGGCATGGAGTGTTCCTACCAAGAAAAGCATGAACGGTTTGCCTCGAAGAGATTCCTCAAGGACGTTAAAGATCAGATCGATGAGGTTCTTCAGCTGATCGGGAGTCACTTGTTTTCTCCGTTTTTGTCACGGGGGAGGAACGATTCGCTTAACGTTCTTCCCACCACTGCCTACAGATCTCACAAAAACGACCGTGCTTACCGTGATGTGGGTGGGGTGGATAGCTATTGTGACCGTGATGACAACAACCCCAGTTCTTCGGTACGGGACTACCCGGGGCCGCAAAACGCTTCGTTGTCCTTCCTTGCCAATTAGCTCCGAGCTTCGATTCCTCAGCTTCCAGGTGTAACGCTACGATCTCGGGAAGGTGAATCCGCTGTCGGCGATCCCACAAAAGGGCGAATTGTACATCGGTACGGGCCGCAGTACTGTGGCGATCGGGGTAACGACGATAGCGAATTCCTCTCCACTCCGCAGCGGAAGCGTACCACAGCTGACTGTAGCCAATGGGTACATAGCCGTGATGCGGGTTGACCCAACGAGTACCGATCTCGGTGTGCTTGGGGAAGTTTACGCGGCAGTGATAGTCGTGGTGTCGATGTCCCGAAGTCTTGAACTTCTGCCACCTGTCCCAACCGACGACTCGAACCCGATCCCAACCATAGATACAATCTTCATGCAAGTGCGCCGTCTGTAGCAGCTGTCGGAAATCTGAGGGTTGAATAATATCCGCGTCCATATGCAAGTGCCAACTATCGGCTGACAGTTGCATCAGACCGCGATTGATGCCTCGAGCTTTGGCAAAGGTGCCCTTGCCCTCGCGAGTAAAATCGTCTGTAACGACGACCTCCAAATTGTGTTTCCTACAAACTTCCCTCGTCTCCTCATCCCCAGGAGTCGTTACGATTACCCAACGATCGAATAAGGGACGATTGTAGACCGCTGTTTCGTTGAGGAAGTCTCCGTAATTGACACAGACTGTAACCGCCTCGATCCGCATAACCTCTCCTCTAGTCTCGGTAGTATCCTTCTGGGCGATCTTTCTTGATTCGTTGGGAGCCGTACTCCTGTTCCGCCAGTTTCGTTTGTACCCAATCAAGACGTTGTTGGATAACCTTCATCTTGTAAAGAATCTGGTTCGCTTCGCTCTTGAGAAGAATAACCTTCCAAGCCAGTATCAAAATACTGACTGTGAGGCTAACTCCTGCGGCAGCAAGTAGGGGAGATTCTCCAAGCAACTAGGAACCTCCTCGATTTCTCCCGGTTTCTGAGGTCTTATACCGCTGAACCTCTTGAGTGAGCTCGGAAACCCGTTGCGCGAGTTGCGTCATCGCTTGCGTCGTTTCCCGAGTCACCTGGAGAAGAGAATTCATAATCTTGTTATTGTGTTCTCTCGCTTCTCGCAGGCCTTCCAAGAAATCCTTCTTCATCGTTTCCAGGTGGATATCTCCGCGTTGGAAAAGCCCATCGATCCGATCTACCAGACCTTTGACCTGTTCATCTCGACTACGCACGTATTGTAGAAAATAATACATAACCACTAACGACGCAGCCGAAGATCCCACCGCAGGGATCCAGCTGAAGTCAGCTACCATAGCTGGCTCCTGGAAAAGGGAAGAGATTGCGGGGGATCAGCGAGACGATCGGTAATACAAGAGATTACTTGATTACTCCTGTATTCTTGAGGACGCGAATTATCTCCTCTTTGCTCTTAGCTCCCTTGAGATTGATTTCTTCGGCCGCAGCCCACTGCTGTAGCTCCTTGAAAGACATCGATTCGAGAGTCTTACTCGCGTCTGCGCTACCTCCAACGACAGCCGTTTGTGGTGCGGCGGTGTTGGGCCCCGCTTGAGAATTGCTGGGAGAATTGTGAGTAGAATCGCCGACGAAATCGTCTGGAAGACGTTGGAACTTGGAGGGGAAGTCTGGATTGACCTTACTCCAGGGGGAGAATTTTTCTACCAGATCGACGTCGGTTTCAACGATCGAACCCTGAGGATAGGTTCGGATTTCCATACGACCGTCCGGAAGACGCACTTCTTCCAAGTGTTGGCCGTGAAGGACACGAAATTTCATAGCTAGCTCCTTAAAGGTTGAACAAACCCCAGCAGGTTGGCGTAAGACCTGCTGGGGGAGGAGAAGGGCGGTTGCTCGATTACGCGGTGGTCGCGTGGAGAATACCGCAGTTGCCGTAGTAGTCCGCCCGCAACTGAGGTACTTGGATACACATCACCTTGAAGTTCAATTGCATACCGCCCTTGGTTTCCCATTGGACGGTCGTAATATCCATGCCGTTCACAGCCCGAGCTACGTCCGGAGTCATCTGGACCATGAGCAGCGTAAACGGGGAAGTAGCCGTAGCCGTGAAACCTTCGCCGCCCGGACCCTTCGCCGGGTCGGGTTTAGAGGCAAACAGGAAGTCCAAACGGCGAACGTCCATGATGCCTTCGATCGATTTGAGACGTTCACGAAGCGTCTGTGTAGCTACGTTACCGCCGGTGAGAATGTAATCGTTGTCCATGTACTGATCCCAATCGTTGCTGTGGTACAGCATGAAGGGACCGTAGAACTTGTTGGCGTAAAGCTGATCGCGCATGGCGAGAACGTTACGCAGCGTGGTAGCCGCCGTCCAACCGCCGGCAGTCGGGGCGGTCAAGGTCGTGTAGGTAAGTCGATTGGGAAAGTTGGTATACCCGAAGACCGTACTGGCCCGACCATAGCCACCGACCTGAGTCGAGTTGCCGCCGTAGGTAATGCCAGTGTTAGTACCGATCAGAGTTTTTTCGATCGTCTCTGCCACACGGCGAGCGGCTGCTTCGCCCATCGTCGTATCCAGAGGCGTACCTGTATTGCGAGACACTGCCAAACGGCGAGCCGAGAACCAAAAGTCCGTATGCGTGATGGGCAAGGGCAGGCCCTGCAGCTGGAACTGCGGGGCGTCACTACGACCTTCCGCGAGACCGTCCATGTCCACGACAGCTTCGCCGGGATCCGACATCGTCTCATGTTCCAAGATCATCTTCGACATGCCGTTAAAACCGCCGAAGCTATTTGCGGCGGCGAGATCCGCCCACGCACGGAGACGGAAGCGAGCGGCCCGTAAAACGACCGTGTCTAACTGGAGCCATTCTTCCTTTCGCAGCGAGGTCGCGTTGAAGACCGGACTGTTAATACCCCGTTCTTGAAGGACGCGAATGGGCAGCTGCTGACGTAGGGGAACTTCCCGTTTCAGTTCTTTGTTGTAGACCATCTTGCGCGTATTCATAATCACGCAAGGTTGTCCTCGAGTGGGACTGTTGGGATTGTCGTCGATAAACGGACGCAACAGCCCCGGATCGAAACGCACATCCATCAGTTGTTCCGCCAACGACCCGTGCGCTTGGCCGTTGAGGATAAAATCGGTGTTTGCGAACTGGTACATTGGTGGAAATCTCCGTCTCTGTTATCCGGTGAGGTAGAAGTTTTGCGTTACAAGCGGTTAGCCGCGAGCACCTGTAAACATGACCCAGTTCAGGTCATCTTGTTTAAGATCGTCCTCCATGAGGATGAAGGGGCCGTCTGAAGAAGAACTGCTTTGTTGGGCTAGTTCTCCCGTACCCTTCGTCACCTTGAGGCGGGTGCCGACCGATAGGATTACTGAAGTACCCGTTCCCGGGTTATCGGCGAAACGCATATTCAGTTCGTCCCCGGGTAGAGGACAGTAGAGGAACCCTCGCGTTCCGCTGACGTAGGCGTCCTCGATCGTTTTGCCCTGAAGATGGTCCGGGAGCAAAACCGCGATCAGTCGAGGATCCCCGGTCGAGCTCGGATTGTAGACCTCCCAGGTATTGCGGCCGTTCACCGGAGCGGTGCCGGCCTGTAACTGCATAACCACTCCAGGCTTGGGCGTGCCGGAGATAATCCCCTCCAAAAAATTCCCTCGCGGGTTGTTCGTAAGCACAACTCCGCTACCGTGCTGGCTCATTGAGAGTCTCCTGTAAGGTCATTCTTTGTACCTGGCTCCCGACACCGAGTCCCGTCCGACGTCCCCCTACAACGCCCTGGAGCCTCGATGCCGGGAACCAGAGTACAAAGGAATGACAAATCTTCTCTGTTCCGGGTGGATTAGACCGCTTGTCGTTGTTCCTTAACCAATTCCTGCCAATTAATCCGGGGCGGCCACTCTTCGGTCGTCTCTTGGGAGACGTTGGACGTGGGAGCCGAGGGAACTCCTGGAGGAAGGTACAGGTGGGGACGGGGAGCCGAGCTTACGGAAGAGATCGAATCCATCAACGTATTGCGGGCCGGAGTCGGCATCGCCGCAGCGAGCTTCCGCAGCTGGTTGAGATCCATCTTTTCGTAAACTTCCAAGAGGGTCTTCTTGGCGGTATCGTCCGCCGCGTTGGCCGTGATATGGTCGAGGAGTGCAGCCCGTTCTCGACCCTTCATCTCTCGGGCATACTGAATATCCTCGCGGATATCCCGGGGCAACGAGTTAAGGTTCATACGGTTCGTATTGTATTCCGACGGGATGCCTGCACCACCCGCCTGCCGTGCCTTGGTTTTCTTGGGAGGACCGTCGAAGGAGTGCAGATCCTCCGACTCCAGACCCTCCTCGTCCTCCTCTTCTCCCTCTTGGAAGTCGAGGTCACCCCCGAGATCCTTCGTCATCTTGGCGTTGAGAGAGATGAGAAGCCGATCGGACAAGCCGAGCAGCTTTTCCTTCTCCTCTTCGCAGGCGCAGCCGTTGGCCACCAGCTGATTGGCGATGGCCGTGCGCTGCTGAGTGGTCAGCGGCATCTTGAGATCTCCTGTACTGTTAGTGACGGCAGCCATATGCAGCGAAGCAGCCTTCCGGTGCATATTGGCCGCGTTATCGTGCTCGTGCGCCCGATCATGGTAGCCGTCCTTGCGTAGACGCAAGGCTTCATCTTCGTGTGCGGCTGCTGCGGAGAGATGACTCTTAGCGGCTTTCTTGGAACTCTTACCTTTGGAGTGTCCTAGAGCTTCGACCGAGTGGCTCAACGCTCCGTCGTGGCCGGTTTGCATCGAGGCCATTCCTGCCTCGGTTGAGGCAGACCCGGCATCGTTATAGCTCATCATGTTGCGACTGCCTCCTCCCATGTAACAATTAATCGCTCCCGGATAACCGTCCGCGTCATTTTCCACTTCCGGCTCCGCTGTAGGGTTTGTTCCCGGCGGAATGCTCTTGGGCGGTTTGGGAGTGGGTGTTTTACTTTTCGGCTGTTTGGCGGCCTTGGCCGGCTTTACAGGTTTAGCTGGGGCAGCGTCGGCTTTCTTGGACCAACCTGTGTTATCAGACTTATCCCCAGCAATCTCGCCGCCTCGAGTTAGAATTGCGTTTTGGGCCCTTTTGTCGTCGCGTTTTTCATGGTTCGTAGCGACAGCCTCTCCACGTTCGATCTTGTTCTTGTGGAGAAGAGCCTGCGCCCCGTGGTAGTGTACCTTGGAAAGGTGGTAATCGGCTTTATTCTTGTGATAGCCGGCTAGCTCATAGTCGGGCGACCCCTTCGTGGAGCCTGGATTACTCGCCTCTTCGTAGGCCGCAAGATGGGCGTTGGCCGCGTCTTGGTGAACCTTGAGAGCCTCCTCGTGCCCTGTGGGATTTTCCAGAGCGATACCCGAGGAGTGTTCGGCGGCATCGGTCAGGGCCTTAGCGTGGTTGGAACGCTTGCCGAGAGACCAGTTACCTTTCCCCAAACCCTTCGCCGGAGCGGTCGAATCAATTTCCGAAGGCTTTTCAGCGTCTTTATTCGTACTAAGCCCCAAAAGCTCGGCGATACGGTTGAGAAGAGTTCGCTTGTTCTCGATGGTATCACCTTTATGCTGCGAGGTATTTTGCCGCCCACAGTCGATACACAGACCCGTCGTGGGGTTGACTCCTGTAGGACTACCACAGTACTTACAGGTCTCTGGATACCCTTTACTGAGAGGTTGTTCCGCCGTTGGGTCACTATTGTGTGTATTATTCCCCACGGTGCCCCCCATCTTTTTGTAGATTTCTGTAACGACAGCGTAGTAACTGTCTCCGTCGTAGTCGCCTTTATCTGCAGCTTCTTTGGCCTTTTCCCAGATGTCCTCGTCCTCAACCCAAGACGGATTAACCGTGAGGTCCATCGGGTGTTTGTCATGATTGACCAGAACTCCGCAACCGTCCTTAATCGAGCAGGCTCCCACTTCGTCGGGAAGCACAGCTACGTGGTCTGGCCGATAATTCCGAGCGATATATTCGTAGGGACGTCCCTTGTGATCCGTGCCGGACGCGGGTTCATTGTCGGTATAAAGACCGGTGGAAAGCTCGAGAGGTTGTCCTTTAAGCAGAGAATTCAGGATACGAGAGTCGAGAGCTTGGAGTCGCTCGATATCGAACCAACCATCAGCCCGTAGCTTTCCGTTGGCAGAGGCATTCTTGATAAAGCCGATATATTGACGGGCTGCCACCCCGGGGTGTCTAGCAGAGACGGGACGACCGAGTTCATCGAAGGGATGCCGGAGAGTCAGCGGCATACCGTCCCACTTCTGGGGATCGTCTGCCACTTCCTCGGGAGGATAGTAGAGAGCTCCCTTGGATCCATTGAGCACGCCGGGGACAATCAGCGATAGGGGGGCCACGAGATATTCGCGACCATCGCGGATTGCCCGGCGGACTCGACCTGCTACGTTAGCGAGTAGCCTTTCCATCAGCTGTCCTTGGCTGTACAACCCCGGTTCCCTCGGGGTTGGGTCTAGGGATAGCTTAGCTAGCCATTCGAGGAAGGTAAACTTGTACTAATAGGGCTTAGGCTTTTCTTGTCCATTACTGTAGGTATCGAGACAGTAATAGGTACAACCTTCCATGATTTTACAGGAGATCGTAAAACCATGATGACGGAGTTTCGCACGTAAGCGGGAGATGTGAAATTGGATCGAGGTTAACGCGGCGAGTTCATCATCCAGACAAGCGTGGAGTTCCTGGCGAGTGTGGAAGTGGCGATCCCGTAACACCGTAAACATACGGCGTTGTATCGGTGTCAGGGAAACGGGTAAATCATCAAGCATACGTCTACCTTAACTCGCCCAGCGATAGAGCTTCCTGCGGAGATGGGCTAGTGCTTTTTGTTCTTGGAGTTTAATCGCTTGCCGAGACAGACCTATCTCGCGGCCGATTTCGGCCCCGTTTCGATACTTGTAATAGATCTCTTCCAAGAGAGCTCTTTGCTTCTTGGGAAGTTCTTTAAAGGCTTTCTGTAGAGCCTCTAGAAGCTCGAAGTCCGGATCTTCCTTCGGTCGAGGAGCCTGAACCATCTCCTCCAAACAAAGATCCTCATTTTCTAGACAGATCTGGTTCGCCAATTCGTTACGACTCTTACGCAGTAACCCATGATTTTTATTGACATAATTAAGCAAGTGGTTCAAGATACACTTTACCGCAAAGGTACTAAAAGCCACTGGCTTACCTGTTTTCTTACTCGGACGGTGAGGGTCGTACTGGTCCACGGCCCGAACGAGAGCGAAAGTACCCTCTGCTAAGAGGTCGTCCCAACTACCGATCGTACGAAGCTTCGGATCGCGATCTTTTGCGGGGAAAGCTCGCCCCGCAATCCAATAAACAAGCGGTAGATTTTCCGTAATCATCCGATCACGTTCCGGACCCTGTTTCATCGGCGATTCCTCGGTGGTGCGTCGTTGTCTTCGTCCGCCTTTTCTTCCATCTCGCGAAGAGATTCCTGTCCGGTTTCTCCCTCCGTCCGCAGTAAATCCTCGTCTTCCCCCGGAGGGAAAACCCCGATCGTCTTACCTCGCCCCGAACGTTTTCGTAGGACTCGTTCGGTCGCTTCTTCTCCTTCTTCTAGCTCTGGGACGTGCATCCCCTCATTATATACTGATTCGGTAACTGTTTCAGGATCAACCTGAACTCCATTTATCCAATATTGCGTGTAGTCGAGAGTCGGCACGTAACGGGTAACCAATTCCCCCCGTACTGTTTCAGGAGGTAATTGACGATCGTCATCTCGGAAAGTCTTCGCGGCTACTTCCATTGGATATCCCGAAAAGGAGTATCGCTACGCGATTGATTACAGGCGAGACAAGCGGGTACCAAGTTATCATGGCGGTACTTTCCGCCTTCTCGAGCCGTATAGATCTTATCGCGGGTCACCGTATTCTCGTTTAATTCTACCCCACAGTAGACACAGCCGCACGTGGTTCCGTCCCCGAATTCCTTAAGAAGACGCAGACGACTCGCTCGGCGATCCTTGGAGCTTCCCCGAATATTCGCTTCGTAACGGTCGGCTCCGAGACGATCAATCTTTTCGTGGGCTGCGGCGACCTCTTCGGCCGTAGGTCGCAGGGCGGTAGCCGCCTTCGCTTGAGCTTGGAGGCGGAGTTTTTGTAGGGCCTTTTTACCTACTGCTCGGATCTTACTTCCACTACCCCCACTGCTCCCCCCTTCTTTACCGCAGCTAGGATCGACTCCTCCTCCTACACCCGTCGCGCAAAAGACGTTCAAGGTCGATTGGGGCCGGCTTTTCGAGACGGACAAATCGATATCCGCTTCGTGAAGGGCTGCGTCGATCGAGGATTTACTGCGTTTTTGTCCTTCGGTATCCTCGCCGACGTTAGCCGGAATCCAGGCACATCGGCAGTTTGGATGCACCGGGATTATCCCACGAGCTTCCTCGACCTTCAAGACAACTCCTTCCAACGCCTCACACTCAGGACAAACGGTATCGTCTCCGGCGGAAGAAAATTCGACAGCGGCCCCAACCTCCTCCACACCCATCTGCTCCAGAGCTTCCAGTTGCCCCTCCGCGTGGGCTCGAATAATCTCGGTTCTCGCGATCAATTCGGCCCGTTGTCGGCTGAAGCCGATATCGTCCTCGAGGTCGTCCGCAATCTGTCGAGGACTCTTTCCCTGGACGAGCCCGTCGGCTAGGGTCCGACTCATCCGCTGCGAAAGATCCGCCGTGACGTTCTGCATCTCATCGAAAGAACGGGCGGCGAGCAGCTGGACCTTCTCGACCGCGACGGGGCGGCCGAAGGCACTCCGCAGGAATTCCTGTTTTGTCCCTTGATAAAAGTCCAGCTGCTGCGGCTCCGTGGCCGCAACGCGCACCGCCGCCCGCGTATCGTCGAAAGCTCGTCCCGCACCCTTGCGGAATCCGGATTCGATAAATCTTCTCCACAATTCCTCAACTTCCGGTGAGGTAAGATCCTTACCGAACTGTTGTTTGAGCCAGGCTTGGAACTGTTTGAGCTTTTGTGGATCGGAGGAGAATTTCCAACGAGTATTGGAAAGAATTACCGAGTGGGCTGGATGTCCGGCTCCCGGAGAAAAGTGCGACGTCCCCTCGATCCAGACCTCTCCATGGAGATCGGCGAGGAGTTCCTGAACTGCTTGCGCGATGAATCCTTCTTCGCTTCCTTGCGAATGGAAAACCAGATTACCTGTCAACGGACTGATAAGACGATGCATCTCGGCGAGAGCGATCACCGGAGCAGCGGTAACTAAGGAAGCTCCTGGAAGAGGGACAGGAACTCCGGCTAAAGCCGCACCGATAATCGCCTTGGCGTAGGTAGCTCCGTAACGCTTTTCGAGCTTGGCGTACTTCTCCTTAACCTTGTCTTTGATTTGCTGGTAGATCTTGTCGGGAAGACCTTTGACGAATTTGCCTATTTCCTGCAGCTTAGTTCCTGCTCCTCCTTGTCCCGGAGAACAGGTAGGATCAACGCCCCCACCCGGCCCGGTTGGGCAGAAAGCGTTGATCGAAGGAAAACCGGGGATGTTTCTGCCGTCGGAATCGCTCGGTAGACCTCCTTCGTTACGTCGTGTTGGGCCTACGTTTTTCGCGGGACTCTCCCAGGCTCGTTCCGTCCCAACTGAATCCCACAAGGCGCAACAATTTCGGTCGTTCACCGCGAAACGGACCTTGGGATGAGTACAAAAGCCTGTTTGAACGAATCGACAATTCCCACAATTCGTACCCGAGACTCCGGGCGGTAAAGTAACAAAGTCTACAGCCTTCGCCCGATCCTTATCTTCGGGGATAACTCCTCCGAGCACATCCAAGGGTGCGTTACCTTCCTGGGAGAAAGTAGCCGAAGGCGGACCTACGGCGATACCGTAGCGGATAAACTCATTGCCATAGACATCCTTATCATGCCACAACCGCAAAAAGTCTTCCGCGTCGATCATCACTCGTCCCGGTTTCTGGACGGAACCCGAGTCGGCGATAACATTATCCTCCGAAGAATCCTGGCAAAATACATACCCCATTCCCACTCCGATCACGACCAGATAATGGCCGTAATCGAAGCGAGCTTCGGGAGGAACCCAGGGTCCATAGTCTTGTACTGGAACGATCACCGGCATTCCAGCTTCGATATAACTCCGCAACTCCCCGAGACCTAACTCTTGCTGCGCGATAACCGTGCAACCTAAGCTCTGGAAATACCCGACAATCGCTTGCGGATGGGTCGATTGTTCGACATCGGTTCCCAGAGCCTCCTTCCACTGTGGTAGCGTCTCTGGACCTACTCCCAGGTATCTCCCCACGACCATACTAGCCGCTGCGCCACAACTGTAGTGATCTCGTTGTCGCACGTCGGGGACTTCGAGAATTTTACAAGATTTCTCGGTGTGTACAGGTTGCGGCTCTTCCTGCGGAATAGGGTACTTCCGCTCATTGAGAGCGAAAGGATCGTGGGAAGATTCCTTTAGTCCTAAAGCATCCTCCTCAACGATGAGGTGGACGACAGCTTTTTGTAGAAGGAGAAAACGTTTCCGTAATTGGGAGACAAAGGTACGCCGCAACGTGGCGGTGCGCGAAGGATCGAGCCGCAGCGGATTACGCTTTCTTGCAGCGGTAACCAAGACACCCTTACGATAGCGACGCTTTTTCATAGGTGTTTCAGGTAACGAGCTTTCCAAGAGTTAGTAGCCAAGCGTACCAGGAGGTAATTCCGCAATCTCCTGAGCCGCTCGGCTTCTTGGGTATCTTGTAAATACTCAGCGATCTGCCGCTGTTTGAGCACTTCGCTGAGCATACGCTGGCTCCAGCTTTTCCGAAAGAAACGTAGCATTCTCTAGTATCCTCCCGTCCGTATCCAGGCGACGATTGCGCTGATTGTATCTCGCCAACGAATCGAACGTACCTTGGCCGTGGCTTCCGCTGCTTCCTCTTCGGGGTTGTAAAGACGTTGCTCGCGAGCTTGCTTTTTGCGGAGACGCTCGGCTGCAGCCTTTCGATCCGCTAACCAGACCTTATCCCCTAACCACTTAATACCGCCGATAAGCAATTGGGAGATAGCCATGTGTTCGAAGGGATAGCAATATGCCATCATCACACGAATATCCATGGCGGCCGTCCCTTCCCCGGGAGTAGGCCCCTGGAACCGAGTGGGTTGGGCAAGAGAAACACAGGCTTGTCGCTTATGCTGTGTGTCAACGGCCATGAGAGTCTTTATCCTTTAAGGCCCGAAGCTTCCGCAGACCTTTCCACATCTTATTCCAGATTCTTTGCTCTTTACAACCTAACTCCTGGGCGATATCTCTACAGCGACGTCCCCGGATCCAGTGTTCGTAGAGTAACCAAGCCGTCTCTCGATCAGGTAATTGTTCGAGAAGCGTCGCGATCTCTTCTTTTACCTGATAAACCTTAAAAGGATCTTCCGGCTGCTCGAGTTCGTTGTTGAGTTTCTCCCAGGAAACCCGCGAGGAAGCCTCTCGATAGCTCGTTCGACTGCAGCGTATCAGGCCGCTGTGTTGTCGTATCCAATCGAAGATAGCTCCTTGCGCTCGGAGACCCAGGTAGGTTTTCGGTTGGCTTCGGGCCGGATTATAGCGTGGAATTCCGTCCAAGATTCCCAGTACAGCCACATGGACCAGGTCTTCCAACTCACAGTCCATCCGCTTTCGACTGCGTCGAACCTTGTGGGCGAGAAGACGAGCGAGAGGGAGATAATACTCACACAACCTACGGCGAGATTCGGCTGTGGGTTGTCGGAAATATTCCTCCCATAGTCGCTTTTCTTCCTCTGTCATCGTCCTCCTCTTACTGGAACTTTCCTCGGGTGAAGAGAGTTCCATCGTCGCTCACCGAAGCAGCGGCCACTACCGTCGCCCCGTTATCCGCGTAGACCGTCTGAACGGCTGCCGTTTGCGTGATCTTATTGCGAGCAAGCATACTAAGCCATACAATCTTGTCTCGTAAGGTATCGTTCGCGGTCGGTGGAGCCGCTAGTTCACCGTTCGTATCGACCACGAGAGCGTTGTACGCTTGTAGCATCCGTGCGCCGGCTTGCGGAAGTACATAAGGACCGGGCAGGTTGGTGCTCCAGACCGCGTCTGCGATATCCGTCGGCGTTAGGCTACACAAGGTATAGCCGACAGTGCCGATCGCGTAGTTGACGCAATCCAGGGTGGTATTGAGGATCTCGTCGACGATCGCCTGGGTAGCTCCGAGATCCACTTCGATCGCCACCGGAGCCATGTTGGATGCCCCGGAGAAGCTGAAGGCTACGCTCTTCGCTCCAGAGGCTAAAGCTGCGTTCGGCGGACAAAACTGATACCAACCCGCCATAAACGAATCGCTGATAACCTTGAAGCCTCCTGAAGTGTAGGTGCCCAAGGTCATATTGTTTAGCGTTACCTGCGTCGGGGTCGTATCGGTGTCCCGATGGTAATAACAGATAAGCCCTGGACTCGTGTTAGAGAGACCTGTGAGACCTGAACCGTCGGTAACGGAACTATTCTGGATGAATAGGTGCCAGATCTCGTTCAGCGATCCCGGTCTGCGTATCAGCTTCACGTTTCTTTCTCCGATAATACTTGCGCTGGGCTGCGCGAGCGGCTTCAGGATGTTCTCGATTCCACTGCTTAGCTCTTTCGATCATCTTTTCGCGGTTCGCCGCGTAGTAAGCTCGGCGGCAGCGTTTCAGGCTCTGCTTATTCTTCATGTACCACCTCCGCCGAGCGGCACGCGTCTCCTCAGGATGCTCGGCAGCCCAGCGACGGGCTTTAGCGATGTAGTAGTCTCGTTTGGCAAGGTAACGCAGGCGATTCTTGAACCTTTGAATCTCCTTACTCGTCATAAACTCCTCTAGCGTAGCAGGTCACGTATGGGAACTTGTACTGGAAGTTGTGCCTCCGCTCTTTTTTGTAGTTCGTTGAGGTGGTTCTCCCACCAAGAAGGTCTCTCGATTCGGGAACTCCCCCGGTTACTTTTCATACATCTCCAGCAGTATCCCGACCTCGGTTTCCGTCCCATAAGAACTCGACGACAACCTAAACACTCCATTGGGCTACCCCTTGGGTCCTCCTCCGTAACCCGGGTGGACGAGCATACCGCCCGTTGCTGCAGGCGTTTGTACTGCTCCGATGTCCACGTAGGAATCTTGAGTAATAAACGGAATGCCGGTTTGCACCGTTTGCCCCGGCTGTCCCGCCCCACGTAGAGCCCGACCCGCCCCTGCCGTATTGTTAAGGCCGAAATCCGCTCCGGCAGAGTTGAGAAACGGATCGGCAGACAGAGCCGCGTAGTGGATAACCTGGATTGCTTTTACCGTACTGAACAGAGTTTCACAGTTAAATGCAGAGCAATTCATGAAAAGATTACTCGCTACGGGCTGTCCGGACGTGAAACCAGCACTTCCCGAACCTGCGAAACCTACGGCTAAGCAGTTGATATACCAACCGCCGATGACGGTACCACTCGGGTTCGTCGAGAAACCGATATTACCAGTGTGCGGAGTGGAAGTTCCCGTCGTGTCGTAGGCCGTACAGTTGACAAACAGATTACTGGAAGCGTCGCTGTGGAAACCCTGCCCTGCCGATACCTGCGCAACGCAGTGGACACAGCTAGCATTTCCAACCAGGTCGAAACCGTATCCCGAGGAGGAAACATTCGCCATACATTCGAAGAAGACAGTGCCGTTGCCGCCCGTGTTGGACCTGAAGCCCTGGCCGGCGTCGCCGTCGGAGAAGCAGCGGAGGAAGAAGTTGCCGACGTTCGTAGAATCGAAGCCAGTGGAGAAGCCGCCCGTCGTCTCGCAGTCCCTCACCAGGTTGTTGCGGTCCGTTGTGGCAACCGCTGTCATCCCAGAATGGGTATTGGCGTCGAATTTGATATTCGCTACCTGGTTGTAGGTTTTCGCGATCGTCAGGATTGTCGTGGAATCGGTGCCGGCCTTAATTGTCGGTTTCGTTTGATCCTGGTTGTAGGTAAAGCGGTTCGTGTTATAACCGATGAACTGTGCCTGGCTAGAATCGCTGCGGATAAGACCCCCGGAAACATTCGTAGAACCGCTCGTCAAGGTGTAGGTGCCTGCCTTGATAAATACGCAACCCGAGTCGATACCAGCCTCCAGCTGAGCACCGGCAAGACCCGGAGTTGCTAAAGCTCCGCCGAGCTTTCCCTGACCGCCTGTGGAGCCGAGTGTCCCTGCACTCTTATCGACGTAGTAGGCTCCTGACCCATCGACGTTAACGATCTCCAACCGTTGCACCGTAAAACCAGTCCCGCCAGTAACGTTAATCGTATTACCAACCAGGTCCACCGTTCCGGGATGGGTGACACTCGTGAGTTTTTGGTTATTCGAACCGTCAATAACAAGATCCGTATAGGTCAACTGGACGCCGTCTTGCTGGGAGTAGTCCGTTCCCGGTGGTCCGTAATCGTTGGCGTTCGAGGTATCAAAATTGTTATCGAGAACAGTATTGGTACCGACGGTATTGTGGAAGGTGTTGGAGGATCCGGTGCCCGCATTGACAGGATGGTAAGGACCACCCGGCGTCGTTGCCATATAGATACAGTAATCGATATCGCCGACGTCGCCGACTCCCGAAAGCAGGGTTGGGCGAGATGGGCTATTGACCTGGATATTCGCCGCACCGCTTAGCGTGATACTCGACTCGGCGGACATCGGTGATTCGAGAGTTCCTTTACCACCGCTACCTGTACCGAACGCTCCGTTATTTTGCGCATAGGTCAACACGAAGTAATAAGTACCCGCTGAGATACCGCTCCCCCCGGCGTTGACCAAGGTAGGGGCTGCTGGAGGCGAGATACTCCAACCACCCCGGAAACCGCCAGAGTTATTATCGTTGCCGGTGGTCCGGACCTCCCAGCACATACGCTCAGAAAAGCTCATCGGCCTTACTCCACAGTGACCTTACTCTTGGATCCGTCTTCGTGTTCGATCGTGAACTGTCGCACGGCTGGTGTAGGAACTTCGACGTGTACCGCTGCTTCGGGTACGTTGATTGTAGGCCGCAGTTCCATCCCAGCTAAAACTTGCGCAAGCTGAGCCACCTGCTCCCGACCCTCCGCCAACTCGTTCAACACAGGAGCCAGAGCTTCTGCAACAGCGGCCCCGATCGCTTCGCCGAGTGTCCGGGTATCGACGTTGATCACTGGCTGCCCTCCCCCTGTACTGATTACCGTGGGGGAAGGTTGCGCATTCGTTGTCGCTGGAGCCATCCGCTCCAAGAGCCTCTCCAGGCGTCCGAAGCTCTCCTGGATGGAAGAGCCGATGGCTTTTCCTACCATCTGTCCGATTTCGATGTCAGCTTCGTTCATCTTCTACCCTCGTAAGCTCCGTAACAGAGCTCCCCAGAATTGGTAATTACGAACCACCTTGGGACGCGGTGGGTCTACAACTTCTTCGGCCCCAGCCGGCACCTCACCGTCCTCCGGCTTCCGTTGTGCGTCAACCGTTGCTACGTGGGGTGGACGATAGGTTTCTCGGGTTTGCTTCAGCTTCTTGGAATAGCGTTTCGCTTCTCCACGACCTTGGCTCGTCGCTTCGGCTTCTTCAGCTCCCCCTCGGGTATCGCGAGCGTAGGAAAGATTGGCGGCTGGGGTCGGCTTTTCGAGTTCCTTTTCCCTCGAAGTCTCACTCGCGTGCTCGGCCTTCGAAGACGGATTACCTTGGGCTGATCCGAGAACGGGTGGAGGGGGTTTCGGCTTACTAAAACCCGGTGGAGGAGCCGGCTCGAACCCATGCTTATCGGCTAGAGCTTCCGCCTCTTCTTGTTTATCCTGTTGAGCTTCCTCAGCGGTTTCCAAAACAGCTTCTGCCTCTTCCTCGTCCCAACCGAGAATGCGAGTCAGGTAATCTCGGGGAGGAACAACTCCTTCGACTCCGCCGGCCACATAGGCCGCGATGGCTTGGGTCGTCTGTAGAGCAATGGCCGCTTTGTCCTTCTTCGTCGTCGAGTCGAGATCCGGCCATTCAATCGAGTACCCGGAAGGTTCCGGCAAGACTCTCAGAAGAATCAATCGGTCGATAAAGGGAGCGATAATCCTGGGAGTAATGTGGAACTTCTGCCTCGCTCGTAGACGGTCGTTCCAGGCCGCGTCGTCCTGGGAAGAAGCGAGTTCGCCGCGTTCACTCCCCATAAAGACTCGCAGCGGTACGCCCAGCTTAATACAGATCGCTTCCAGTTGCACACGGATCTGCGGACTCGGATCTACCACCTGGGGAGCAAGGGATTTCGCGGTCATCCCCAACAAGCTAATCCAACGTTGTAGTCCGCTGTGATAATCCTCCATCATCTGGCGCAATCCGCCGATGTCGAGGATCGCGTCCCCACCCATCTCGGGATGCGTCTCGATGGATAACCCCGGAAAGGCCCCCCGCCAATACATCTCTGCAGATCCTCCATAGAGCTTACGGAGATCGAGGATCGTGTTGAGAACGGCCCGCATCCGAGGAGCCCCGAAGATCTCGGAGGACTGGAGATTATCGGCGATATGGATAACCCGGCTCCAGTGGACGCGGACCGTCGCGAGAGGAAGGCCGATCCCAGTGTGGGGTTGCCTGGGATCGTTGAGGGTAACGCGGTACATGATAGGCATACCGAAGCGAGGGCTATACATACTCGCTTCGTACTGTACCACTTGCACGAGATGTTCGTCGAAGACCCGCAGAAACAGCAGCCTGCGCTGCTGGCTGTCCTTCCGCTGCGGTTGCATCGGCGTGAATTGAACTCCGAAATACTGCGCGTCGGTTCCCATCGTCGAGGCTAACGGTTGCTCGAGAGCCTTGGGTAGTTGTCCGCCGTAGATATCCTTCGAGGTCAGATCGCTCACCCCGGTCACGTCGATCGGTGCCCCATCCGGCGGTGCGCCGTCTACAGGTTCCTCGAGCAGTTTTCCGTCGTCCAATCCCAACAGCAGAATTCCGTAGGTGCCGATTCCTGACATAATATCGGCTCGAAGCAGGTAACTCCACACGAGGGAGCCTTCTTCGTCCTGTAACCAGGACTCGCCGTTAATCATCAGGTTAGAACCCAAAGCGTCCCAGGCTTCCTCGAACTCCGTCGCGTTTTCGGCAGACTCGTCTTCGTACACCGTTGGACTCATCTGCCAACACTCTTTCGGATAGACCTCCACGACCCGTTCGGCGATCGGGTTACGATCGTAGAGACTGCGATAGAGTTCAGCGTTAAGAGCGTCGGGCCAACCGCACTCGTTCTCGATATCTTTATGTTGAGAATTGAACTGCTTAAAGAATTCCTGGCGGCAGGTCCACCAGTTATTAACCAGCTGCTCCAGACGAGCGAAGCGTTGTTCCTCGTTGAGAGTGGGAACGCTGTTTCCTGCCGGTTTTGTCGTCTTACGTGACGTGGACGCCATTGGCGTCTCCTTCGCTAGAAGAAGAAGTCAGTGGGGCGGAGAATCGGGTTGGCTTAGGGGTAGACCCGGGGTAGGGCTGCCTGTCCCTTTTCCGCTTCCGTACTTTCCTCGGGGCGAACGTACCGAACTCCCTTACGATCCTTCGTACAAGACAAAGACAGTCGTCCCTAGGATAGCGGAAGCCTAAGTGAAAGCCTAGGGGAATGTTACGCTGCTACCCTCTCTCGTGGATCGCTCCCACCTTACGCCGCGTACCGACGTGTTCACTTCCCCACACAGCCAACACGAGAGCGTCGGCCTGATCCGGGGAACACCCAAGTAATTCCTTGAGGGTCTTTTGTTTCGATTGTGGATCCTTTTTATCCTTCGGGAGAAGGTACAGCCTTCCCTCAGGATCGTAGGTTAATGGAATCGGAGCGAGTTGCCGACGAAGCTCGGTATAGTCAGCGGGCAAAGCAAAACCCTCGGGGTTAGCGGCCGGATCCAACTTCGAGCGTAGCAATCCATACATCTCCGCTCGCCGGTTAACGTAAGCGTACTTCTCTTCCTGCTGTTCGCGACGATCGGATACGGGATAACGGCTGTAGCGAATCTCCAGAGACGGAACCTCGCCGAAAGCCACCGTGACGACCTCGTATCCCATCGACCGCAGGCGATCGGCGTGTTGTTTTCCTCCTCCGCCGCGATCCATGTAGACCTTGTGGGAAGGAACGGAGTGCTTCTTGGCGAAGGCTAGTAGCTCGCTGGTAATCACCGAAGTATCGGGGGTCTTCTTTGCAACGAGCTCGATAAGACCTCGCTTATCGACAGCGGCCATCGTCGTCTCCGCTCCCCCTTCTCCTGGATCCACACCGATAGCAATCGCGGTACGGGCCACATAACGCAATTCCTCCGCACGTCGGGCTGCAGCGTTTAACCAATCCGGAGGAAACAGTAGATTCTCCGCACCCTCATAGAACTCCGCGTCCAGGCCGATACACTGACGGACCTTGTCCCAAGTGACTCGCCGTTTTGCGTAATCGATCCAAGGTAAGACACCCGGCAGTAAGACTTCTCCCGTCGGCTCCAAGCCTCTCGACCTCTGCTCCAATCCCCAACGCACATTAGGGCTGTCTTCGGCCCGGATGCGGATAATCTTGCGGTAGTAACGAGACATACACTAGCTCGGCTCAGAAGGAGGTTGTGCGGGAGTGGGAGCGTAACCGGGGGTTTCTCCCCAGGAAAGCATTGCCCCTCGTAAGGCAGCGTAAAGACTCTCGAACATTGCGGCGGAGATCTGGACGAGAGCCAATTTACCGTCCGGCAGATAACAAAGCAGAGCAACGCTGCTCTTTCCTGATTGCATACCTCCTTGTAAGACGATAAAACGATCGAGAGAGATTTCTACTACTTCCTCTTCGGCTAGTACTTCCTCTTCGGCTAGTTCCGGAAAAGGAGGCGGATCGCCCTGGCGTAAAATCTGAATCCTCGTATGCATCAGTCGTCTCCGTTGAGAAGGTATTCGACGGCCTCCTGGGGAGAATCGAAATAGCGAATCCCTGCCGTCGTAAGAAGGATCTCGCCACTCTTAACGATCCTACCTTTATCGTCCAAGTAACTACTCAAGCATCTCCACAAGAACCACTTGCCAGGTTGGATAGGTCGATTCGGGCTGCCGGAAGGATAGATCCTCGATCCATCGCTAAGCAGATAGAAACCGAATTGTTTATCCGGAGCGGGCAGCCGCACTTTGCCCTGTTTCTTGCGCGAGAACATCCCCACCTTGCACCCCCCTGTAGAAGAAGTTACTGCACGGATAGGGGTTGCCGATAATCAGCTTGCGCCGTGCCCAAGTATCCGAACGTTCGTAGCTCACGTCGTCTACACCACTCGCTTCGTCAGCGATAAACAACGTCCGGGGAATCCCGTCCCCCTGTTCTGCTATATGATGTCCGAGCATCCCTTCGCCCTTGGCCGCCACTCGGCCTATGAGATAACTCAGACCACAGACCTTTCCTTTGACCACTTTGCGGATGTGGAGATGATTCACGAGTAGCGGTCCACCGTGGTTCGTATCCAAAGGTTGCGCAGCCGATTGAACGAAGCGACGGATTTCACCCCAGAGCACTCCCTCTAGCTGCGTGTGGTCTACCGAGGTCGTCACGATCCTACAAGGATGTCGACTGAGAAAGAACCACAACGCGGTGAGTCCAGCGATAAAATCCTTACCAAGCATATTCCCCGCCGGTACATAGGTCTCATCGTTGTCCTGTACGGAATAGAGAATCTCCCACTGCTTATCGTACAGTCGGATATCGGGCCAATAGCGGCTGATAAACCGAACCGGATCAATGACCTTCGTTGGAATTGTCGCCATTGGAAACCTCGCTCAGCTGACCGATCCGTTCCTGGAGCAGACGAGTTACAGGATTGGCGGCGAGATCCTGCCGCTCGTAAAGCTCGTCCCAATCGATCCCTACGTTGACGGTTTGCGAAGAGTTGGCTTGGAAGAAGACTTGGAGATGCGGATCGTTCTTGAGTACACCTAGCAGCTTGAGACGGGTTTCGATACAGCGTTGGACGGTTTCCAGGTAAGCCACATTACCCGTTTGTCCCTTGCGCTGCCGCTCTTCGGAAATCCCGTTGGCGTTTTCGCGTACCGTAATCGTCTCTGCATCCTTTTGGCTTCTTTCCCAAGCAGCCCACGCTTCTTTCTCTACCGCATCCATTCTCGCCAGTTCTTCCGCCAATCGAGCCGCATAGTCTTGGGTCGCTCGTTCCTTCCACATCTCCCGAATCTTCTTCAGGAGCACGTGGATACGAGGTTGCGTGACGCCCACCTTGGCCGCGATTTGCCGCTGTGAATAGCCCATCACGTAAAGTTTCGCTACCTCAGCGTACAATTCTTCTTTCGCACGCATCGAGGGACGTTCAATTCGTCTTCGTCCTGGCATCGTCGCGGACCTCTACAGCGATTACGTCGTTGAAGATAACTGCCGATCTATCGCACAATACAGCTCAATTCTAACAGTTTTCTAAGCGATTTAACTCGATCACTACGTCGTTTTCTCGATCGCTGGTAATCCGGCGATACGCCGAACGTGGTCCAAGGATTCAATCACTCGTACACCGTCCAGGTAGACGTAGCTTCCAGCAATCCGAGGACTCAGGTCGATAAAGTGAACTTCTCGAATCGGTTGGAGAAGAACCATCTTCGGCCCCCAATTAAACCAGAAAGTACTACGACAGTAAATCGATTCCGTAAAGCCTTGGCGAAAACTGCAAATAAACTCTCCCAACTCTGAACGAAGTTTGTCATAAAGATGGACATGATACCAGAAGTTCGACTGAAGAAGATAAGTCTTATCCGAGGGATACTTCGATACTCCGCAGTCTGCGGAGAGAGAATCGTAAGCCTCGTGTAGCCAGAAGGACCAACAGTTATCCAGTAACTCCCGCTCGCGGCGGCGCAGTAACTCGCCCCGCGTTAGGGCGGCAGCTGGCCCGGGTTCTGTTCGGTAGAGTAAGATAGTGTGATCAGGATGCGGAATTGCCGTCGTTAGTTCGATCTGCAACCGAATGAACTCCGCTCGCTCTTCCTGACCATGATCCTCCAACCAATCAGCGTAGATGAGGCGCAGGCCCCTATCCGAAGGTTCTCTACAGATCGCCTCGAGAAATCCTCTATCGTCGGAAAAGGCCCCCATCTAGAACCCCTCCTGTTGCTCCTCGCGAAGTACCCGCAAGTATAAACCCCGTACCTTTTCCGTGAGCTTCCAACGTTGTCTTCGCGTACCCGGACAGACATAGGATTCTACCGCTCCGATCCGACGTAGAAACCGCAAAAAGAGGCTCAGACGTTCGCTTGATTCTCCGGTTAGAATCTCCAAAGCCTGTAGATCTCGGCCTTGCGAGCCTACTTTGGCGAGCTCCTTCGTGAGCGTCAAGATGAGACCTCGAGCCGTATCCAGAGCCACCCTTCGGACTCTTCGCATCACTTCCGCGTCCAGTTCCGAACGATTCAATACTACTGCTAAACAAGCAGCTAACCGTTGGATTTGCGTGACGAGACGGGCCGCAAATTCTCGCTCGGCTACCTCCTGTTGCTTCGTCGAGGGACGAGCTCGCATAAAGGCTACCAGCTTTCCGTAGCGGATACACTGATGGATTGCCTCATCCGACATGTGGATATTCCCCAGGAGCTTCGTAGCATTGTTCCGCAGATACTCCACGTAACCCCCCGTGAGACGCATCGCCTGGACAATCTCCGGCGGAAACTGTGTATCCATACTTCCGTTCGCTTCCATGCCGAGATTGCGACGGTTCCGATTTGCTAATCGTAACAGAACCTCATCCTCCAACGTATCATCGATCCCATCCATAATGACACAATCGAGAAAGCGTTCCCCCAATTCCGAAGAGTCGAGAATCCGTAACGAGCTCGTTCCGCACAAGATCCAGGTCATACGGATCCCCTGGTAATCTCGGCTCATCCGGTTACGGTAGTGGGTGCGAGACGTAGTGTCGTAGATATCTCGAGCTTCTGAGAGAATCTGTCCGAGATTGGGAGATTGGAGAAGAGTATCGCCGTCCTTCGTGATAAGCGTCTTATCTTTAAGCCGAATCAGAAGAGAATTGTCTTCCTTACCGTCGCGATCGGACTGAAACCCGCTGTGAAAGCCCCGAATCGTACTCTTGCTAACCACGTATTGTTTTGCTACGGCTAGAGCTTCACACAAGGTACTTTTACCGCAGGATGCAGGACCCATAATCTTACACCACAGTTGGTCCCCTACCGCCTTCGTCGAGGTTACGCAAGCCAGCATCACACTCAGAGCCCGATCTAAACCTTCTGTCCACTTTAGGGCTTTCTTCCAGGAGTTAACCAGGGTTTTCCAATCAGTACACTCCAGAGGGTCCATATCCAAGGCCCCCTGCGCGGGTCGCTCTCCTTCCCGACGTACCGCTTTCCAATCCTCCGGAGGCAGTGAAATCTTGGCGAACAGTTGTTCGGCTCGATAGAGACGTTGCTTAACGGTAGTGCCCTGGCGGAGCCAATCTCGTACATCGTATCCGTCCGCTAAGGCCGGGTCGTATCCCTGCGGACCCCACAGAAGAATCTGTACGGATTTCGGTGGTTTCGTTGCTGCTTCGAGCTTCCGCAAGGCTCTTTTCATCCCATCGGCTCCTGGGGAAAAGAAACCTCCTCCAGCCGTTCGTTCGCGAGGATGATCCGAGTCGTACAGAAGAGAAACCGTCTTCCCCTCGAACATCTCCACCCACTCGTCCAGAAACGTAGAACAAGAAGGAACTGCCAAGACGTTGGCGTGCCGATCGCGTTTTCCCAATCGCAGAGTTTCCCACAAGGCAATAGCGTCCCAGGGGCCTTCACACAGGTAAACAAGGGACTTACCAGCGTGGTAGAGATTGCAGCCGAAGAGTTGGTGGCCTCCCACGAAACCTTCTCCCCCTTTCAAGGCTTCGTGAGGAGCCGCCAATAGAGCTTTCCGTTGGGGAGTTCTGGCATAGCGGTAGAGTTGTACGAGTCTCCCGTCCGCTAGCCAACCCGGGAAAAGCCACTCGCTCGTTATTACCGAACGAGCGAGGCCCCACTGTTGTAGCGTCCCGGGGTCCAAGAGTCCACGCTCTTCCGCTAACTCTTTCCAGTCTTTTGTGGAGGAGAAGCTGATCGCGTATAGTCTACGCAGAAATTCCAGGGGGTTGCCGTGTTCTCCGCAGACCTTACAATCCCAGCTACCGTTCTGCGGATTGGCGTGGAACTTGTTTTCCTTACCGCAAAAAGGACAATCGGCTATAGCTTGAGATTCTCCTTCTTGGTATCGAAGTTCTACCCCGTAGAAAACAAACGGTTTGAGGTTGCGAGGAGTAGTTGAAGACGGCGTGGTATTTCTTGGCACGGAAAGTATCCTCCCTAATAGAAGAACCTAGGCGTCCTCGGGGAACGCGGCCGGCTTCTTGTCCTGCGAACCGGAGACTGCACGCCGTTCTGCTTCGGTATCCCGATTGGCTCGATCGGCAGACGTACTACTATATCCGTTCGGGTAACGAACGGCTAGCTTAGCCAGATTGTGGAGAAGAACGTCCTCCAGACGTATCCCCAAAGCGTTGCAAGCTAACGCCACGTACCACAGTAGATCGCCAAGCTCGGACTCCAGAGCTCCTCGATCGAGATCCTTTCCATAGTACAACCAGTTCTCCACGCAAGAATTGATCTCTCCAGCTTCACCGGCGATACCGATAGCCGCGTGGAGAAGACGGATCGGGGTTAAGAGCCCGATCCCCGGAGAGGTGGGAAGAGCGGGAGGACTGAAGATCCGTATCCGAGACTCCTGCTGATCGCATTCGGTTCGGCTGGCCATCTTTTGATAAGCATCCAAGTCCACAGTACATCTCCTTTTTGTTAAAGAGATCCATGTAGTTGTTGTTTCGCTCGTTCGATTTCCAGGTACTTTTCCAGATAATGCTTGGCTTTTTCCAGGTCTTCGATACCTCCTTTCTTCTTCCATCGACAGATGTACTTCGTGATGACTCCTTGAAAGTAATCGAGATCGTTGGCCGCTACGAAGTCCCAGTGTTGTATGGTCATCGTTTGGTAGTGATTACCGCCTACCTGTCGATCGTTGGCGGCTTTCGAGCTCATGGTATCTCCTCCTTCTTTTTCTTCGCCTGCAAACGTCGCTCGATCCAGTTGCGGGCTGCGATTTTCCAATCATCGGCTTCGATATTTCTCGTCCAGAGTAGACTCGTTGCGGAACCTCGCTTGTAGTGCTGGTAGGCTAATAGGAGCGGAAAGGCCACATATCTGAGAAACGGCTCTTTCCATTGTAGTTTTTCAGTATCGAAGACTTCTCCGGAAAAGACCTCGACGAAGTGTGGAAGTTCTTTTTCGAAAACGACGGGATCTTGTACAAGGGGCACGAAGTTCCAATTAGAGGTTCCGTACCATTCATCGGATTTTGCGCCTCCTATTTGATACTCCTCGAGCCACTCGAGCGGTTTCCAGTTGTCCAGGTATACATGGAGGTTGTTGGTAAATTGATTGTAGACCCCTACCTTGAGCCCCAATCGGGCCGCCAGGTACTCCTGGAGAAAAGAGAAATGTACTGCGTTGGCTCCGAGGGTTCCCCAAATCAGGTCGTTGCTGCGATTACAGACAGTAAGGTTGAGATAGGCGGGGACATCGTGGGGCTTTCCCTTGCAGCGAGGACAGGTTTCTACGCTAGAGGAATCTTTTCCTGCACACTCTGGACAGACTCCGCTTTCCACGGACAAGTAAGCGTGAGTATTACAACAGACGTCCAGACTCCTCTCCACCCAAAGCAGATCATCTTGAACGGACCACATCTGCAGTACCGCTCGCCGCGAAAACGGATTCTTTTGGAGATGGTCTACCAGGATATCGAGTTGATCGTAGAATTTCGTACCGTTGTATGCGAGAGCTTTTCGCCAACGGTAGCCGTAAGCTCCGCGTAGCGTGGTTCCATCGTCGGAGTACTGAAGCATGCGCTTATTGTAGCGAGCGAGAGATTGTACATCGTTTCTCCCAGCGAGCATCCATAACGCTTCGTACAAGTGGAAAAAGGGATTGGCGTCTCGGGCCGCGTTGAAGAGTACCCTTTCCCAAGGTCTACGGTAGGTCACTAGGACAGGCTCATCGTAGTAAGCCACCTCACCGTTTCGGCTCGGACCTGTTTCGATCGGGCCGAATCCGCTGAAAAAACAATGGACCAGACGAGCGAACGCGGTGTTGACGTTGCGGGTGCTTAGCTCCATGAGGGAACCTCCTTTTTGTAGACGCACGCCGTTTTCTCCAGGACTTCGCTGAGCCTGGCGAGGGGATTGTCTTGGTACGGATGCTCGGAATTGTGGTGGCGGGGAAAGACGATTCCTTGTCCTCCGGCGGCGCAAAAGCGTTCAATGTTCGTATCTCGATCATCTATCAGGATCACCGATTCTCCGGCGAAGATCTCCTTGTGAGGAGTGATGGCGAAGCGATCGAAGCGAATTCCGAAGAAACGCTTGAGCCAACGGACTTTTCCACAGTAGCTACTCACGCAACTCGAAGGTGCGCTGATTACATGCCAATCTTCTGTAATTTCTTGGGTAAGAGCCAAAACTCCTCGAGCCCAAGGTGTCGGCTCTAATTTCGCCCAGAACATCTCCGAACCGTTGATTCGATCCCAAAATTCTGCTTCTAGTAGGGGCCGCTCTCTTCCTAAAGCTCGGCTCAGTGGCGGAATCAAGTCCCAGACTCCTTTTTCCCAATGTCGGAGTACCTCTTCCTTCCGCACTCCCCAAGCTCCGCAGGCTGCCCCGACGAAGTCACACAAGACCTCGTCTAGATCGAGTAGAATTCTCACGGTCTTAACTCCTGAACTAATTCGTGGTTACAACTATTTTCAAAAATTTTTACAAATGGGCTTGTATTTAAATCCCACCCTATTATAATGTACAGTAGTCGGAGATTACTAGTACACGAGAAAAGGAGCCTCCCCGATGAACGACACCGTAGCGAGTCTGGTCCACCTGTACAAAACTGCCGCTGATCTGGAGCGCAGCGAGCAAGAGTTTCAAGACACTCTCGGCCTGCTCGACAGCCTGAACAAGCCAGCCTTACTAACTTTGACTCGCCAGATGAACCTGGTCCTACCTTCGCGGATCTCCACCGAGCTCCTGCGCATCCGTATCCGCGAGCGGATCCGCAACCGTCGCGGTATGGCGTTACGTTGCGAGATGTTGGGTTACTAACCAGGAAGGAGCGATTCCCCTTGAATCTTTCAACGACCTGCGGTACAATCCGCAGGGATGGGCCCTGTTGATCCACCTCCCCGATTCGGTAGGGCCTGGAAACGCTGGGAGTTCCAGCGGCTAACGGATCAAATACAAAGGAGTCTCGCATGCCAGTTTCTACCAAGTCCACTTCCTCTTCCTCCAAGAAAACCCACACGGAGAACGGCAACGGCCATCGTGGACGGGCACGTAAGGAGGGTCTGCGATCTCCGCAGATTCGTATTCTACAAGCTCTCTCCAAGGCCAAAAGTCCTATGACCCGCTCGGAGATCGCAGCGAAGTCCGGAGTCGATCCCGCTTGGTTCACGTCCTACATCGGGGCGCAAGACGAGCTTCGTATGAAGGAACTGGAGCGGATCCGGGGGTTCAAGTCCCTGATCGCTCTGGACTACGTGCGTCGCGAGCGTCACGACGTTGAGGGTCGGGATACCGATCTCCACCAGATCACCGTCCAAGGCCGCAAAGCTCTGCAAAAGGCTCTACAAGCGGCGGAAGCGTAGTTCCTCGGTTTCCACGTTCCTTGGAGTCCTACTTGGAGTCCTACGATGCAACTCCACATCGATACCCGGATGATTCGCAACCAAGGCCGAAGAGCCTATCGGGCTTGTGTGCTTGACCGCGATTCCCTGGAGGAGATCTACACTACTCCGCGTAGCTATCCCACGGCCCAAGACGCTTCTGACGTGGCTTGGGATTGGGTCCAGGAGAACTATCCCTTCGCGTCCGTGACTACGGAGGACTGAGCCTCCTCTCCTCTCCTCTCCTCTCTGGAGCTATCTCTCCTCCCCGTCCTCTCCTCCCCGAGAGGACGGGGAGTTTCGTTTAGACCTAACGCTCTCCTATCCTTCCCCCTAACGCTTCTCCTTGGCTAGGATCGTCTAGGACGAACGCGAACTCCTTCGTTGTGGGGTGGGTCAATTCCCTAGACGATCGCCCCACCTACCACAAGCCTGCAAGTTTGCCGGCCCGATAGAGCCTTTGGACGAGCCGAGATCGGCCGAAGCGAGCCAGAGAGCGGCGGCAGGCCGCGATATCCTCACCGACATGGTAGCGTCCCCGAGTATGCGCCTCCCACTTGCAGAGGATCGTCTCGGCTTCCTGGACGTTGAGGGGACGGTCCTCCCTCGGAGGAGCCTTACGGCCGGATTGCCCTCGAAGGACTCTCCGCACCGCCCACAGCCCTAGATCGGCGGGGAACTCCCCCTTGCCGGTCTCCTGTCTCCACAGCCGAGCGGCCCCTTCGAGGGGTGAGGAGTAGAGGGCAAAGACAGACTCCGGAGGAAAGCGGACGCGAGCCAGTCCTAACCGCTCGAGCATATCAGAGGCCTTGAAGCCGATCCAGGGGCCGAATCCGATCCAGCCCTGGACGTGCCGGAGAACCTCCACTAGACTCTTCGCCGTCTCTTCCCCGGTTAGCAAGGGTCCGAACAGCCTGTCGATCCCTTGCTGCCTCAGCCAAGTAGAGGACCGCACGGCGATCTGTCCTCGATAGTGCCGACGTTCCTTCCCGCGAGGATAGTAAGCGGAGCGGGCTGCACGACAGAAGGCTCTCCAGTAGTGAGGCTCCTCGTGCTCCGCGATCCAACTTGCGGTTCCTATATCGTAATAGGACCAGTAAGCGAGAAGCCAACGACTACACAGTGCTAGGTCCCTCGAGAATCCGGCTGTATGGAGAAGTACATAGACAGGATCGAGATCCCGAGTCTCCAGGAGCTTCCGACCGAAAGCGTCTACGTCAAGGTGAGCCAAGCGAGGATGGTAGGCACCGCCTGCTCTACGCTCTTGCGGTAACAGGGTACTCCCTTTTCCAGAAGACGGAGTCTGGCCTTGTAGATCGTTTGTACTCGGTGTACCGTATTGTGGGGATTGAGTGGTTTGTCGTTGCCGACGCTGGCCCTTCTTCCTTGAATCCTTTGTAGGCATGTTTCGACTGCTGTAGTCAGAAATAACACGCGAAGTTGTGGAATCCTGGCGGACCACTTGACGTCTTCACTCAAGAGTAAACCTTCGCAAAGCACCTTGGGAAAATCTCGGCGGACCTTTTCTAGTAAACGGAAGACTTCGGCCGCAGAACCGATTGTATCACAACCGCCGCAAGGAGTCTCGTAGTGTCCTAAGATAGCCATCGGGCCATCGAGTTGGTAGTAGTACAATGGTTTTCTACGGCCGGGGACGTAACGCGGTTCCCACCTTCCTAGAGCTTCCATGACTCTTCGAACCACGGTGCTTTTGCCAGATCCGGAAGTACCGCGTACTTGTATAATCACAGTACAAGCTCCATCGGTTCTAAAGCCTGACCCATGAAAGCTGCGTAGATATTCTCCGCGTTGAGAAGGTAGCGTACCTCTTCGAAGACGTTCGGCAGGATTACTCCTTTGTGCCGAGCTTTCTTGAGGAGAGAGCTAGGACAGAACCGGCGATAATCATCCTTAAACGGATGCGGAGATCCTGCGAGATAGTGCCCCTCAGCGGCTGCTGCTCCGTAGAGAACGAAAAGGAACTTCTCTCGCGATCCCTCGAGAAGAAAGTCCGCTCCAGGGAGCATCCAACGACCCGTTCCATGCGAAGCAGCTAGATCGGCCGCGTAGACGATCAGGCCTCTTACATATTGAAGTTTACTGGCCGGCCAAAGTAGGTTGACCTCCAAAACGTCTCCTGGAACTGCGGGACGGTCCGGAGGTTCTTCCAGGAGGCTAAAGCCGACACTCTTGCTTACCTTGCGGACTTCGTTGAAGACCACGTTGCTCATGTCTTGGAAACTGACTTCGTTCGCAGTCATCACTGTACTCCTTTTAAGGATCTCGGCGAGTACCCTACACGGTTCGTAAATCTCTCACCCAGGATGGTTCGGGAAGACGTACCACGTCATCGTTGTCAGAAGCGTGTAAGTGCTCCCGCATCGCCCACTCGAAAGCGGCTGCACGTTGATCATAGGTCCAAGAGGCGATTCTAGCCTTATCCACTTCCTCGAAGTCCGCGAGCAGAAGAGCCGTCGCGACTGATTTCGGATCAGTAGTGCGCTGACAGATGTTGAAATCGGTCATCGTTGTGCTCCTTTACAGAAAATCAGGCGATCGAAGTAAGTCTTAGCAGAGTTCCCTTCACGGAGAAGCCGATCATATTCTGGGGGATAACGGACTTCTCGAAAACGACGGTGGAGTTTCTCGAGTCGTCTACGCAGATTGTCTACGCTTGGATCTCGGCTGGTGTGATATTCAAGAACGAGCTTTTCGCACTTCGGCAGGAGATCTTCGTCGAGGATACCGAATTCACTTCCCTCGATATCCATCTTGATCCCTTGGACAAAATAGAACTGTTTCTTGAGTTCTCCAGCCCAGAGATTCTCTACCGTCCTATGTTGTTTTGACCCTCGATACTCCAAAAGGCTTCCGCGAGCGTATTTACCTGACGCAGAGGACTGAAAGAAAGAGACTCGAGAGTCTTTCTTACAGCTTACTGCTCGGTTAATACAGCGGAAGTCTACGGCGTTACGGCGTAGAATCGCAAAGCAATCCGGATCCGGTTCGTAGCAGATCGCCGTAGCTCCTACTGTTTTGCAGTAGACAGCGAAAGCTCCGATATTCGCCCCTAGGTCCAACCAAGTCTCCCCAGCTTCTACATCGAAACCGAACGAAGGCCGGCGGTAACACTTCCGCTCGAGGACCTCCTGGAGAATATTCTCGTCCGAGGTTCCCGGGCGGTAAACCAACGGTATCCCTTCGTATTCCTTGTATTTTAACGATTCCATAACCTGCGGATCTCCTGTTTGATGGCCCGTTCTAGCTCCGCCTCATCCCGGAACGGTCTGGGGTTTTGCCATAGTTTTAGAGCCAATCGCATACCGGCCCTCCTTTCGGGACTTCTGGTAAGCTCCAAAGGACTTCCTGGCCGATAAGCCTCTTTATGGGACTCCGTAGTACCAATCAGGTTCATCAGACCTTTGCGGTACTTCTCGGCGGAGACCCATTGCGGACGACATCTGTAGCAAACCTGACGGAGAAACGGTATGACTTTTTGTATAAACTCGAGGGCCTCTTTAATGGTGGACACGAGGTTGTGGGCGATAAGGGTCCTCCCCATGTTCTTGACCAGGGTGAGAGTAATTGATTTTATCTGTTGCGTTTCAGGCTGTACACGAGTCGGGTGTAGACCGTCGGTGCGGTAGTTCTTGTAAGGCTTTCTTGCGTTCATGTTGGTAATCCTGAGTAAAGCTGTTTCGGTCGGCCCTGTCCCCAAAGGGCACGTTCGTACTTATCCCACTCACACAGACAATTCTGGAGGTCGATAGCCTCGAGCCGAGAGTAGATTTTGTTCGGTAGTTCGTTCGAACAGAGGACGAGGAGCTTACCGAACTCCTGTTCGAACTGTTGACGGAGGAGAGAGGTCTTATAGGGTCGATCATACAATCGGTTCATTCCTCGGACCGATCCTGGACCTACAGGAGCCCAAGTCTTTCGATCCCTCCAAGTACCCGCTACCGCCCAACGGAGATCCGCTACAACCTGTCCTGCCATAAAACTACTAAACCCCCAGTAGGGTAGTAAGGCTTCCACCGATTTCCGCATAGAGTTCAGGTCTAGAATCGGTGGATGATTTACCAAGGGTTGACAGACCTTATCAATCACCATCTCCGTCTTATCCGTTGTTCCAATGCCGCGTACCATATAGGCCGCGTTGAAAATCCGCTCGCCCTGGCGCTTTAACTCCCGGAGGATGCCTTTAAACAGGAGTGGTTTCCAATCCTTCGGGAAACCGATAGCCTCCAAGGCGAGCGGTTGGTTGAAATGCCGAGCTATCGTACAAGCTACAAGCATGTGGGGGTGATCGTAGTTGGGTAGATACCAATTTTGGAGTAACCAGGTACTCACCTTATCGTCCATGCGCCGCACATTACAGAAACGGTACTTCTGAAGAATCTCATCATCCGTCCAGGGCCGCAATTGACCGGCGGTTTTGCGACAGCGAATCGCCTCCCGTTCCTCAATCCAATAGAGGAAACGCTCGGTATTCTTCAAACGTTTTACCTGTTCTATGCGCACGGATCGACTTTCCTTTTGCAAACTTACAGGGTAATTCCTTCGCTCCAGTTATCGGGATGGTACTCACAGCCTACGGGGGTCGGAATCCCAAAATCCAATTCCCCACCTTTCGCCATCAGCTGTTGAATAACACGTATCCTCCACAAATTGGAAATTGGGGATTTCTTACCGTTACGACCCGGAGAAGCCTGCGCTTCGGCTACGGGATCTCCTCCTTTCGGAAAATCAAGTACGAGTTCGTCGTGTACTTGCATTGTAATTCGACCGTCGAATCCTAGTTTTTTCCATTCGTTGAGTTTCTCCTGAACTCGTAGCATCGCTTTCATCGTCCACCACATCGCAGAGCCTTGGATATGATAGTTCAAGGGAACAGTTTCCAAGATCTTACCGAACTCCGTCCGTGTACACAGCAGCGGATAGCCACGTTCTGGATCGACCGTCCGATCGGGAATCGTCTCCACATAACCGAAACGGTTCGCCAAGTCGATACACTTGCGGTTGAGAGCCTCGAGCTTACCGAATCGTTCTTTCAAGCGAGCGTGTGAACCGAGACGGTGGAAAGCTCGATCAGCGGTTCCCCACTGTCGAGGATCGTTTGGGAGAACTGCTCCGTATTGCACTGCGAATCCGCCGTTCTTACACCACTGATACCAGGTGGCCGCGTACTTCTTTTTACAGTGCGGACCCACCTTCTCCCGTCCGACCTCCCGAAGCTCCTTTTCCCAGATATCAGGGTAGACGGTGTGGAAATTAAGCAGGTGTGTTGAACCATAATAGGGCGGATCGTCCGGATGCTCAAAGAGTTCGATCAACTCCTTCTCGCCCGACTCGTAAGCCGGCAGACGTAGCTCGATATTCTTGGCGTCTAGAGACCACCATTCCCTTCCCGGAGCCGGCCCGAAACAGTAGCGGAGGTTAAAACCTTCTTGCTTACTGATGTTTTGCTCGTTGGGGTTATTGCTACTCCAACGCAGGGTATCGGTTCCCGTCGGGTTAAGTTGCGGATGGAGAAGAAACCACTCTTCGGTATCCTCTTTTCCAAGAGGAAGCCAAAATCTTCTGTAGGCTTCCATATAGGTAATCGCAGTGTCTCGCCGTCTCTTCTGTTCGAGAGCCTCGAAGTACCGTCGATACTTGCTACGTTCGGGTAGCTGCTCTTGAAGAAGACGTAAGGCCGCTTTATTGAGACTGAGGGAGCCTTTTTCCGTTCGAGGGATAGCGATACTCCCCGCGTTACTGCGACGAAAGCCTTCGTTAAGCACCGCTACCGAGCATTCTAGGAGGGACTTATTATTTCCAGATTTGGGAAGACGGAGTTCCTTACCGAGCGAACTGGCAATCGAAACCATTACCCGACCGAGTCGAGAAGACTCTTCACGGTATTCTTGTAAGAGCTTGATTTGTCGTTTTCGGCTAATCGTAACTCCTTCTCGCTCCATCGTGTGGGCAATAGGTAAGACCTTACGACGTTCTTGATAGATGCGCAGGAGCTTTCGCTTTTCCAAGAGTCTCTCAAAAACTTTCCAAAGCTCTAAGGTCACCGCCGAGTCGGTGTTGGCATAATCGGCGGTAATGGTTTTCCAAGATTCAGGGGTTGTTTCCGGCTCGAGATTGTATAATTGCCGGGGAAGCCACAGATCGAATTTCCAGGTAGACTCCTTAGCGGAAGGCATATGCGGATCGCCTTGGGTAGCGATTCTCCAATCCATACCCTTGGCAATTCGGCGAGCCTGGAGGAGAGCCTCCTTGAGCCGAGCCTCGTAGGGCTGGATATCCTCGTTGAGGTAGAACAAAGCCATCGAGGTCAGGTCGTGCGGCCGATTAGAAGCAAGAAGATGACCGGCTAGCAGCGTATCGTCTACCTTTTCCCAAGGTACAACGATTCCCAAGGTTCTTAGTGCGGCTATGTCGAACTTGGTGTTTTGACCGACGATACGTTGTGCAGATAGAAGAAGAAAGCGAATCTCATCGAGATCGCTAGCAGGGACTTTCGGTTGTCGATTTTCGGGATCGACCTCCCACTCCCAGTAGAATACCTCTCCGTCATCTCGAGCAATCGTCACGAGGAAAGGTTTCGCTCCGTGGTAGAAATCAACTCCGGTGGTTTCTGTATCCAGTGCGATCATCCGCATCGCAGCACCCAAGAAAAATATCTCAGAGGAAAACCCGCTCTCGTCTGCTCGGTAGAAACGATCTACCTTGTTGCGGGAAAACCCAAGTCCCAGAGAATAACCCTGGTACTTCTAAAACACGCTGCAGACGAGAACGGGTAATTCAAAAGTCTCGGGCAGGAGTCTTTGCGGATCCGGAGAGAGGTTTAGACCAGGGAGGTTCTTCCGGATATCCCCTCCATCTCCCACCCGAGACCATCGCAAGGAGAGGGTCTCCTACAAACTGATCAGATCGTCCCAAGAAATATCTCGGTAGATCTTCTGATTGTCGAGATTCTTCAGGTTCACAGTACGTTTCTTGGAGTTGACTCCGGTCACTTCACACTCCACCGGCTTCTTGGCGGGTTTCTTGGTCTTCGGATCGAGGGGGCGGTATCCGTACACATCTTCCTTGACCGGCTGGAAATCCTTCTCTTCGTCTTCCTCCGTATCCCCCTCGTCCTCAGCCTCCGAATTCTCCTCGGTAGACTCTTCTTCCTCCTCAGACTCCTCAGACTCCTCTTCCCCCGAAGCTTCTCCCCCGGCTAACACAGCCACCGCTTGCCAATCTTCAGCTTCGTTGACCTCCTGTTCTGAGACCCCTGCAGCATAGGCAAGCTCCCGTAATTTGTTTTGGGCCTCTTCTTCACCCGCGTCCGCCGCAGCGGCCAACTCACCCAGATCCGGACTTTCCTCAGACTTCCCGTTTTTGGAGGGCTTTGTGCGATCGACCACTGCTGGAGCTCCAGCTTCTTCGTCCCACTCCGCCGGACCCGCCCAAGTGTGTTGAGTACGCGGATCAGGGTAGGCTGCTGTCGGCTTGCTTTCCCAGGTGCGGAACTTGAAATAGTGGGGGCCTTCTTCCATCCAAGCCTCCAAGGCTGCTTCGAGATCCGCCGGCTCAACCTCTCGTTCGTTAAAGCCGATCGCGTCCAGGGTCTTCTGGACGAACTTGTAGTGCTCATCGAAGGTCTGGCGAGAACGATCCGGGGTTTCGAACATCGGTTCCGGAAAAACGCTCGTGGTACCGCCTGCCACGGGACGTCCGTTGTACTCTTCAGGGAAGACGGCCACCCCCCGGGCATAGAAATACCACTTACCCTTCCAGGCCTTATTTTTGGCGTTGTCATCGTACTGGCGGAAGCCGATTTCGGTCAGCTTGGCGATTCCGTTGTCCACTCCAGCGGGAATCCTCACGAAACTGTCGATTTCGATTTCGTCCTCCTGGTGAGCTTTGTGGGAAGCTTCCAGGTACTTGCGGTTGCTCTCGTAGAAACTGCTTCGGGTTTTCTGTGCAGGCATCTTCCTTCTCCTTACTCGGGTTTAATCAGGGAACGAATCTTCTCGTAACTGGGATCCACGATACAAGCAGGAATTTCTCGGGCACTCCTTCGAGGAGTGCGGAACTTTGCGTAGTACACCGGATCGGGAGCCGTGCGTAGACAGAACTCGACCTTACCTCCTTTCCTCTGTATTGTTTTAAACTTATTGGGACCGATCTTGATCTTTTTCTCTACGGCTCCTTCACGGAGGAAAGTCTGGACGACGTAGTCTACCGCTGTGTTCAACCATCTCGCGATGGAAGGTTGTAGACTAGCCCCCACATAGGGAGCGAGAAGCTCCTGATTATCTTCAGCAGAGAATTCTCGCTCTTGAGCGACCACGACCACGTGTTGCTGTATTCGCAGAAGATCGTGCAGGTGTTTTCTGAAACGAACGGTCACTTGACCGTACTGTTCGCGACTAGCGAGACCCCAATTCTTTTGCAAAAGGGTCCCTTCCTCCAGTCCGAGAATCTCCTGCAGGAGAAGATCCTGGAAGCCGGAAGCGTGGTCGAGAACGAGGGTGCGATACTTACCCTCTTGTCCACGTAACCAAGTGAGGATCTCCTCCAATTCCTCGCTCTCTTGGAGAGCAACCTGATGGATCGTCTTACGATACTCGGGAGTATCAATGCTTCGCAGTTCCCCGGATTGGTTTCCTCCGGAACTAATAATTGCCAGGATTGGCTTGGGGAAGGTCGCCCAGAAGGTGGTCTTCCCGGTTCCACTTCGGCCGTAGACCAACATCTTCAAGCCTTCTTCTTCATCGAAACCGATCGGAGCGATACGATTAACGATTCCTGGAACAGCCTGTCCGTTGACCGTCCTAGGGTCAGACTTGGAGATCGGGATCGGGCGTTGCGGGGTCACCTTCGGCATCTTGTTGCTCCTTGTTACGTTGTTTTTCCAGATACCGTTCTTCTCGTTCGACGGGAACGTCCGGAGGAGCCTGGATTCCTAGGCGAACCCGGCCTTCGCGTTGCGAGATCACGACGATACGAATATCGTCACCGATCACGATTCTTTCACCGATTTTTCGAGTGAGTACCAGCATCCTACTCTACCTCCTTTAAGTGGGAAGATCGTTATACCCTAATGCTAGGTCGGACGCTAGGTCAGTCTTCCTCGAGTTCTCTGAATAATCGCTCAGTAGCTTCCAGGCCTACCCTCGAACCACTTTCCAGGTACTCGTCCAGATCGCTCGCTCCCCCTTCATTCAAGATATTCCACACTCCGTAAGGATGTTGCCAGTGTAAGGAACCCCAAGGTTCCCGACCTTCTTTCCAACAGAGAAGCGTCCACTCCCACCAGTCATATAGCTGCTCGAGAATAGGCTCCAAGCACCTTTTACGGAACCGTTTCAGATCACAGGGAGGAACTTCCACTCGCCAACGGTAAAAATATTCGTGCGGTTCGTTGCGAATACACTCGGCCAGCCGAGCGTAGTATTCTCCCCTCGATTCCGTCTTCTTCTGGACAATACTCCCCTTTCCTCCCGAAAGGGGCCGGCGAACGACGTTGTAGCGTACTCCGTTGATCCTCCAAGAATCGCTACCTAGAACCTGAGAAATTTCCGTTCGCTGTTGTTCGAGGGCGGTAAGATACAACATCGTTTGTAGGTCGAAGGTTAGCTGCTTCTGAATGATCAGTGGATCGACCTGCCCCTTCGTCTTGTTTTCTTGGAGATACACGTGTTTATCAACGAAGTCTACGGAGTCCCAACGTCCCCGTAAACGAACCTTTCGCCCAGTAGGTAAGGTGTAAGGTACGTCGAAAACTTTTTCTTGGAAGATGGGTTGTCGTTGGACGACGTCGGGGTGCTTTTTCCAATAGTCCAGGTAGATCGGATATTGTATCTTTACCACTTGGTACCACTTTTCGACTTCTTCCTGGTGTAAGGGATAACGCGCAATAAGTTGCGTCGCGTATTGGAGAAGAGCCTCCTTTGTCTCGGGCCAATTCTTACCTGCCGCTGTCGCCTCTTCGCAGTGATGCCACAGATGGCCGAATTCTAGACGATGGTTAAAATCCTGTTTCGTTCGCAGTCCTTCGAAAGTCAGAATCCGAAAGCGTTCTCGGCAGACGAGCCATCGGGACAAAAGCGAATAGGTAATCCCGTCTTCCCTCGGTCCTTTCCAGAGAGGCTCCTGGGAAGAAGGAGAAGACGACGGGGAAACCCCTTTATACTTACGTTTCTGGACTTCTTTGGAAAAACTCATGGTAGACCTCAGCTAATAGCCCAATCTTCCTCGGAAACGGACCAAGGAGCACCCTCGCATCGCACGGTTGCCGAGAAAGGACGGTAAGCATTGTTTTGCCGGAAGCGAGCGTAGGAAGCCTTATAGTAGTTGGGAGATCCTGGAGGACTCCGCAAAAGAATCAATGGTTGTTTCGGAAGCGAGCGACCGAAATCACATTGGGAGACTCGTAACTGGGATCCTGGAGTAAACGATTGCGGTTCGATGTAGAAATAGCTCTGGGACGGAGCATAACCCTCATAGTCCAAACAAATTCCAGAAATATCCAAGCGTCCGCCGTTACTATTGTCTCGGCAGCGAAGCCAGTGCCGGGAGCGTCCACTTTCTCCCGAGAAGCAGTCCTGTAGAGTAAGGCTGCTCCCAGTGACCGCGATCGCGCAGTCTCCGAACCCAAGAAAGTCACAGTCTTGGATGTGGCCAAGCCAATTGAACGCTTGGATCGCCGCGTAGTTGTGATAACGAAAGTTACAGCGGCGAACAGTCACCGGATAGCTATTATCGAGAGGTAAGGCCCCCAAACCGAAAGCTCCTCCGTCGAGCGTACAATTTTCTACGTCGAGTTTCAGACACAGTCCCAATCCCAAGACTATACCAAACCGATTACCGTAGGATTGGAGATAGAGGTCGCTAATCCGAGTCGTTTCTGTAGCGACAGCAGCGGGGATCCTACAAGCGTCCGTAAGGAAAAAACCCGTTCCGCTTCCCCAGGAAGACCAATAGGGTACTAGTTGTTGGGGATTCGGAAACTGATTAAGAGGTAGTTGGAAAATTGTATGGGGATCAGCCTGAAAGTACCGGGTGAGGTCCAGAACGGGCTGCCCGTCGAGACGAAGCGAAGGTAGATTGAGACCTTGGTTCTTATAGAGAAGACGGTCACTGAGTTTAAGTCCGAACCAGGAGAGATCAGGGACAGTACTGTAGTATTCATTACCTACGATGCGTCGGCCGCTCGCCCCTAATCGAAACGGAGCGAAATCACTGCTTTCTCCCAGAGAGCTTCCCGGGGGAAGAGTACGATCGACGGAAACCTGAAGACCGTTTTGGAACCCTTGGATGGAGCCGGAGGAGAAATTGATTTGGATAGCCCAACGCTGTAACGAAACATCCGGAGGAACTCCCCAACCCGTATCGAAGACTGTTCCGTCGCTCAGTCGAAAGCGTAGGTGGACTCGGCTATCCTGATTGTTGAGATAGATATCCCAGGGCGTAGGGGCCCAACCTCGATCGAAGGTATTCTCCATACATCCCAGGAGGGGATAAGACTCACTCTGTTTCCACCCTCGGTTGTTGAAAACGCAGAACTCGATCGTAAGTTGTCCGAGCGGCGCAACGGTCTTAAATAAAGAACCCAGTAAGGCGGGACTCGCCGGAAAGGCTAAATGAGCGGTATCTCGAGTACGCAGGCCACAACATCCCATTACCGAGTTGTCCAGGACCGCGTTACTGCTCGGAAAGCTCCCGTCGGGTAATTGTAGGGCACCGCCATAACCGGGACGGAGGTTCCGACGAACCCCGGCGAGAAGAACTGGTTGTGCGTCTACACTCGCTAGCCGACTCGCCTCTCCGTCCCCTCGTAACCAAACATGATCCCCATCGATCCATAGGGGTCGTTGCAGACGATAGAAGTTCGTCGTTCCCGGGACGTAGATCTGCGAGGGTTTACCGCTCTTCGAGGCGGTATCGAGAGCGAGTTGGATCGCCCCACTGTCGTCGTGTTGACCATCGCCGATCGCTCCAAAATTCTGGATATTGTAAAGGGAAGTTGTCATAGAGTCTTTTCCTTCTGTCTAAACTAAGACTGTCCTAGCTGCTTAAAAGCGTTCGCTAGCTGCACCACACAACGTTGCACCGCGAAACCTTGTTGGGCGAAATTACTGCGTAGGATCGATGCAGGATGGACAATCGCTAGTTGGGGAACCTTACCTCCATAGTAAATACCTCGTTTCCAGGTAGGGTCCAGCCAATCCTTCGCCACGCTTCCCACGCAAACTAACAACTTCGGTTTCGCCACTTCTTCAACGAATTCCAAGAGACGCACTGAACAAGCCCTTATTGCTTCGTCGGGAGGAGCTTCCGTCTTTTCCCCGTACTCGTCCAGGGGGATACAACAGACGACGTTGGTAAAAGCGCAGGAGAGAACAGGGGGGCGTCCCTGCCCCGTTGCGCCAGGTTCCTTCCCAGCGGTCTCCGCGTAACCTACCATTTCCAAGGCTCTACGAACGATCTCTTGTAGAAGACGACCGGCCGGACCGATGAAAGGTTTTCCCAAAGCATCCTCACTTCGTCCCGGGGCCTCCCCGATAAAGAGTACGTCGCAGGGTAATTCGCCCCGGGCGAGAACGATACGGTCTCTTGTCGCATAGAGAGGACAAGCGGTACAGTTTTTCCAACGCCTCTGGAACTCTTCCCAGCGAGTCACGGAGACTCTCCTTGTAGAGAGGGAGGGGAGGGTGTAAGCGAGGAAACAACCACCGATCCTTCGGCACTTCGAGCCGGGGTGTCGCTGCGGATAATCCTTCCGGAGGTTCCTTGTGGGATTCTCTCGACGAAGGTCCCACAACGGGGACACCAGTAGGCACTGCGATTTTGGTGAAGAAGCCAACCACGGTGCTGCATCCTCTGTTGACAGGACGGACAAGATACCATTCTAAGCTCCTTTACTAGGGGTTTTCCGATCGGGCGGAAGATTCCTGGGAGGAAGGGGAAGAAGGGCATCCTGCCGCCGTGTATACTCTGCCAAAAGGAGAGCATCGGCCGTCGCTAACGTGACCTCGACTCCCGGAAACAACTGTTGAGCTTTGGACTTGAGACGGTTCTTGAAGGAGGTTTTCTTCTCGTTGGGTTTACGGTGCAGTCCGAAAGCCTTTTGCCATCGTTGGGGAGGGATTTCCTCGAAGGGTATCTCCGCCGCGATAAGGGCCATGCGTAGACGGCCGTAGCCAACTCCAAAATTGAACATGGCGGAGGAACCCGCTTTGAACCCCGGTCCGCCGATATAACCACCGACCTTTTCGATGCAAGCGGCTACCTCGAGGAGTTCCCCCGGTGCGCGTCCGCAGGTTCCCCATCCGCAAACGAGTTTCCAGAGATCTCGCTCGGTCTCCGGCATCTTATAGGTATGCACGGCGGGGAGGAGAGGAAAGGGGTCGTCGCGAGGTAGAGTGATCGAGGCGAGACCCCCACTAGCTCCCGGATCAATACCAAGATAGATCTTCGCCCCCTTCATCGGGTTCTCCGATTCGAGCTACGTTGTCGGTAATTAGCTACACGAATGAGTCCGGTTTCGTCGATCGAAATACTGACCGAGAGTCGGCGCATCTTGGCGTTGTTACGGATCTGTTGGGCCATCGTATGCGGCATACCGTTGTAATCGCGGCCTGGTAATAGGGTAAAGGTTTCCTTCCGGAACCAGGCGTTCCACGGATAACGTCTACCGAAACGTCCCGGATGGGTTTGCATCGTTTTTCCTCCTCGCTCGCTAATCGAAGCAATATAAACGAAACTTTATATAAGAGTAACGGAGAATGCCTGCAAAGGATAGCCTTTCGAAAATTTTTCCGTTTTCCCCTTTACCGCCCCTCCCCTCCTCCTTATAGTAGTAGGTCTAACCTTTCCTAGGCTAAGCACGACTACTCTACTACTACTACTACTACTACTACAGAGAAGAAGAAGAAGAAGCGATACAACGCAGCCCGGACTACGGAGTTAGGGAAAACGCGGTATCGCGGATACGATGGGTTCCGAGCGGGAAGATTTTTCTTGCTTCGGCGGAGCTACTCTATATAATA